AGACGGGCATTGGTGGCGCGTATCGAATGCTTCTCTGTCGGATAATAATGCTCAGTTGACCGCTACGAGAGACACGACACTGGGAGACGTTCAGCGCGTCTACCCGAAGGTTCGAATGCTCTCCGGCGGCGGTCGAACTCTCAGGGAGATCAGCGACAGGGGAATTCTATGAGCCGGGACTATGAGGGTCACCTGTACCCCGCACCGAACGTTTCGAAGCAGACGCAGTCTTGGACCTGCGCGATCGAGCGCAAGATCAACCGTCTGGAGCAGCGCACGGGCGATGCTGTCGCCACCGCGAACAACGCGGCCAACCGCTGGGCTCCTATGGCCGGCGAACTGGCTAAAATGCGTGATCGCCTCGACGACACCGAGGCAATCGAGCGCGTGTCGCGCCTGGCTCAGGACGCGGTGACTTGGTCCACCCGCCCGCCGGTGAACCGTACGCCCGGTGTCCAGAAGGAGAAGCCGGACTACCCGCTGCACCCCAACGCGGTCTGGTATGTCTACGTTGGCGACAAGAACAACGTCACCGAGATCTGGCGCTGGGAGCAGGCCTCCATGAAGCGCGTTGGTGATAAAGCTGAGAACTTCAAGCTCGACATGGCCGGGCGGTGGGTCAGGCAGACCTACGGCACAGGTACGCTTGGAGAGGGCGCTGTTGATCTCAAGAACCTCTCCAAGTCCTTGTCGGACAACCTGGAGGGGGCCCACAATGGCGTTGTCCAGCTTCAGAAGCGGGCTGATGAGGCCGACAAGAAGTACGACAAGACCAAGGCCGACCTTGAGAAGCAGATCAAGGACATCAAGGAGAAGGCTGGTAGCGATGGTCGTGTGATTGTCTCGCCCAACGAGCCTGCTGGGGCCGACCGTGTCGAAGGCAACCTGTGGATCAATACGGCGGATGGGAAGAACCGTCCGTACCGTTACGACAAGGCGACGGACAAGTGGGTTGAGATCAAGGACCCGGACATCGTTGAGTCCGCGCAGAAGGCCGCTCAGGCGCAGACCGAGGCGAGTAAGGCTCTTAAGAAGGCCCAGGACATTGAGGACATGGCCACTGCGGCCAAGCTCGCTGCGGAGAACGCCCAGAAGAGTGCGGATGGTAAGAACACCATCTTCTACACGCCCGAGAAGCCGACACTCCAGGGCCGTAAGCAGGGCGACCTGTGGTTCGACACGGACGACGGCTACAGGATGTACTCTTATGACCAGTCCCGTCAGGACTTCGTGGATGTCACGCCCAAGACCTCCATGTCGGACGAGGATCGTGCCGCGCTGGAGCGCCTCCGCTCAGGGACTTCGGACATTCTTGATGCCACTTTCCCTGTCGCCTGGACCACGGCCGCGACACCGTCGAACTGGCGGATCGAGACCAACTACCCGGGTCGCTACCACTGGGTTGGTGGTGACACCACAGGCGGGGCCCGACGTCTGCTGATCCTTCCGCCGAAGGTGAAGCGGGCCACGAAGAACGACACGTACACGTTCGCGTTCTCGCTCCGGAACGAGTCCACTCAGACTGCTCAGTTCCAGGTTGGCTTCGACTTCTACTCGGATAACGCGTGGAAGCGCAACGTCAACCCGAGCCCCAACATCTTCGTGGTTCCCCCGGACGGGCGGGCTCATGTCTTCAAGACGACTATCGTTGCGGCCTATGATCCCAACAACCGGGAGAACGTAGTCGTGCCTTGGATCGACGGTCTGTCGTCACTGGCCAACAACGTCTGGCTTATGGGCGTCGAGATGACGAACAACGACAACCTCCAGGCCAGACTCGCTCAGGCCAGCCAGGGCGTGGCGGACACGTTCAAGCGTATCGAGGGGCAGGTTCTCACGTCGCCCTATCCGCCTTCGAAGGGTATCGTTAATACTTCTGTATGGATGTCTCCCGACGGTAAACTGTTCCGCATGAGGAAGGCCGGAAAGGAAGACTGATGCCTTACGATCGGAATGCGAACTGGGTTGATGGCGAGGGCGCGCAGGCCACGCCCATCACCGCTGTCAAGCTTAATAAGGTCGAGGACGGTCTCGTCGCGGCGTCTAAGAATGCTGACACTGCGGTTGCCAAGGTTACTGAGAACAAGGCCGCGATCGACAAGGCGCAGAAGGCCGCGGATGATGTGACGAAGACTGAGGCCCAGCACTGGCAGCAGGCCAACAACCTCTTCGCCACCACCACCGCGCTCAAGGCCCTCGAGCAGCGCCTTGATGAGCTCAAGGCCGCAACGGAGCTCGGCAAGATCATCGACGGGATCAAGCAGTTCTACGTGGGGCGCATGGATTCTGGCCCCCTGGTCCCTGTCGGTGCCATTCTTGCGTGGGCCGGTGTCACGGCTCCGGACAACTTCGCCCTCTGTGACGGGCGGCAGATGGACCGCACGGCGTACCCCCAGTTGTACTCAGTGATTCAAAATATCTACGGAGCCTCGGGCAACTTCTTCAAGCTTCCCGATCTCAAAGGCCGCGTCATCGTCACCCGGGACCAGGGAAATGCGCAGTTCATCAACCTCAACAACCTCGGCGGGGAGGCCCAGCACACCCTGTCCCTTGATGAGATGCCGCGACACAGTCACGACATCGGTAACCCGAACGTTGCGAATTGGCGCGACATGGGCATCTGGGGATCGAACGTGTCCGGGGGTAACCAGTGGAACATCGCCTCGGGCTCCTCCGATGGTTCTCTCGGCAAGCTCTCTGCTTTTGACACTGGTGGGAGTCGCCCGCATAATAACATGCCTCCGTATATCGTGCTGAACTACATCATCAGGATCAAGTGATCCTATGGGTTCGTACGAGTACATAACGTGGCCCGGGGACAAGACGACTCCGGGCCCTGATCTGTTCCCGGGCTGGAGTCCCACTGCGCACAACTCGAAGGTCGTGCATGGGATGAACGGAGCGGAGTGGGTTGAGGTCGATAGGAGCCAGGATCCTGAGGCCTACAACATCGCAGCACATGCGGATCAGACCCGTAACGACATTCTCGCCATGGTCCGACAGGACGGGGGCCGAGTCTTCTACTACGACGGTTCGGGCTACCCGCCCTTGCGCGGCTACAATCCCGGGGACACCGCCCGTGGTCGTGAGAAGACGACGGGCTCCATCCTTGTCGAGTACAGGTGGAACGGCCTGGAGTGGATTCAGCAGCGCCTGACTGACGGCATGATCTCCTCCCTTGATGTCGGTAAGCTCACCGCTGGCACGGCTAACATCCAGAAGGTCGTCGCCGACACCATCTGGGCCGGGATCATTCAGGCGAAGTCCATTGTCGCCAACAAGATCACAGGCGATCTCATCGAGGCGAACACTATCCGCGGTGATCACATCGCGGCGAACTCGATCTCAGCCGAGAAGTTGCAGACAGGCTCTATCACAGCGGAGTCCGGAATCATTAAGAGCCTCGATGCCGGGAAGATCACCACAGGGTTCATCAACGGTCAGCGCATCGCGGCCCGCTCCATCACCGCTGCTCAGCTCGCGGCTGGTTCGATCACGGCCGACAGTGCGGTGATCGACTCCATCAGCGCGTCAAAGATCACCACGGGAACCCTGAAGGCTTCCCTGTTCGATGCCGACACTTTGCGGGGTCAGACCTTCATCGGTGGGCGGTTCATCGGTGGGGACTTCCTCCTCGACCCGGAGACCTCCCGGCAAGACATGCGGTTCGGGCGCTCCAAGGCCGTGCCATTCAAGAACGAGTCTCAGGAGTTCACGCGCGAGGTCATCGGCATTTCCGCGTTCAGCCCCACCACGGAGCAGCCCATCCTTGCCCTGGGCGTCATCGGTAACGACGATCCTGCACTGACTCTGTACGGCCGACAGTTCACTGACGGGAACCGTTACTTCTCTCAGCTCAGCCCTGGTCAGTTGTATCTGGGAGGGGTCAACGCGGTTGGAACCCCGACCTGGTCTTACATTCGGCAGTCGGGGCAGGACCTGGCTATCTCCACACGGCAGGAGAATGTCAACACGCCTCTGTCGAATCTGCTGATGTCACCCACTCATTTCTACGCTGCGGGCAACTACAGGGGCTCGACTCCGAAGTGGATGTTCCACCTGACCACAGGAGGCCGCCGTTCCGACATCCTCTGCGACGGAGATCTGCATATTCACGCTTCCGCCGGTTACGCGGTAAGCATTGACTCGTACATCCATTCGAGGTTCCCGATCACTCAGCTCGACTGGGGGGCCGGAGGCAACGAGACGAACGTCTTCCGGGGAACCGAAATCAATGGCGATCTCCACGCCAGAGGTCGTATCAGCGCGGACAAAGGGAAGAGCTTCGTCATTCGTCACCCGACGAAGGATGACCACATCCTGGTTTACACCTGCACTGAGTCACCCTATAACGGGATCGAGTACTGGGACAACGCCACGATCCCTGAGAGCGGGGAGATGACCGTCGAGCTCCCCGAGTACTTTGATACGCTACAAGATAAGGGCGTTCCGACGTCGATATTCACTTCGAACGGCGTGAAGGTTCTCGGACCTGTCGAGGGGGGCAAGTTCAAGGTCTCGGGTGAGGCAGGCACCTGGTTCTCCTGGCAGGTCAAGGCTGCTCGAAGGATACCTTGGGCGCCTAAGATGGACGCAGAATGCACTGAAGAGGACGCCATCAATAAGTACGACTTCTCGGAGAGACACATAGAAGGGTTGCCAAGGTGGGAGCAATAGACAGCAACGGAGTTTACAAGTACTCCTCCGAGGACACGGTCAACACCTGGGAGAACTTCCTCAACCTGGGCATGAACTCCGTGTCGAACGCCATCCAGAACCTTCGATACAACGGGGTCTACTGCGTGACCAACATCCAGGGTGCGACCACCAAGCGTATGGAGTTGGAGCGCACAGGTCTTAAGCCGACAGGGGACAACCCGTTCCTCTTCTACCTGAAGAACAACGGCAAGTTCATTACCTGGGACGGCGCCGCCTGGAAGATGAATGGCGACTCGATCGCCTCGTGGATGGTTAACGGCAACGAGACCTTCACCCCGGCGACGCCTTGCTACGGGAAGATCTTGTGGGGCCAGCAGGGTGAAGAGTCCAAGTTCCGACAGGAGATGGGCGTCTCCGTCCTGAGGATCACCGAGTGGTCCTACTACGGGAACGACCAGACCACGGACTCGGCCTTCGCCTATCTGCCGCTGAAGAACACCTACACGGGTGTTGCGGTGACTCTGATCACCAACGGCAATGCGGAGGAGTGGCCGGGCGCCTTCAGTGCGGACAACAACAACTGGCATCAGTTCGCGGAGAAGGATGGCACGATCAAGAAGATCAGGATCATCGTTCCTCGCGGTATCGTCGGTCACCTCATCACGACGAACTACGTCATCTACGGGTGGATCAAATGAGGCAGTTCATCCCCACGACTCCATACGTCCAGGAGCCCCCGTGGCAACGACACCTCGACAGGGCCTCGCGCGCCCTGTCGTATGGGGCATTGTCGGCCTACGCCCTTACGCGTCTGAGTGGACCTCGTCACTTCATGGACATCCCCGAGCTCGCGCTGCACTACCACTGGTTCCTCTTCCTGGGTATTTTCGTCACATCCTTGTGCGCTACTGTCTTCGTGGTGCGCCGGCAATCGCAGTTCGAATACGTGGCTCTGCTGCCTCTTCTCGGGTTCATGGCGGCCAGCGGTATCATAGCCCTGAACGGCCCTACGTCCCGACCGCATGCTCTGCTGCTGTGGGCGCTGTGGTTCTTCCTGGCAGCGCGATGGAACGTCCTTCACTCCGCCATCAAGCACGCCCGTTTTGTTCAGGACATGAAGGACAGTGTCGAGCAGGGGGTTTGATATGAGCGCTACGGTGGCTTCTGTGGTGGCGCTCGTTACAGCACTTCTTGCTGCTGTGCCGCCAATACTGAAGACCTTCGCTGATAGGAAGCGGGGCATCAAGGAAGCGGAGGTGCAGGAGGCCAAGCAAAGCACTCAGCAATGGCAGGCCATGATCGCCTCTCAGGAACTCATCATCGACTCCTACAAAGAGGAGAATGAAAGGCTTCGCAAGGTCCTCAAAGAGTATGAGAACAACTGAGTACCGAAGAACCCCTTAGTTGCCGCTAAGGGGTTCTTCGTGCAAACTAGCAAGATGTCAACACGATTCAACTGCTTGACGAGCCTAGTGTATCAGCATTCGATGGCCTTGTCCAGGTACCACCGCGCCTTCTCAAGGTCCTGCTTCCTGTCGTCCTTGCGCCCAGCTCGAAGCAGGTACTTGCCGACTTGCCACAGAAGCGGGTCCTTGTCGAACGCGGCCATGAGCACATGGAAGACCTCGACATCGCCGACGTTCTCGACCTGCTCAGCCAGCGCGTTACCCAGCCACGAGTAGTGCTCCGGGGCATTCACGACGTCCGGCCTCTTCTCGCCCTCGACAGGTGACATCTGCTCCAGTGGCATCCTGACGTAGCCGGGGCCCTGGCATACCTGCATGTGCTCGTTGACGCGAAGGTAGTCGTCGATCTGCAAGCCGTTGCGTCGAGCATCCCAGGTTCCGATGTAGTCGTAGTCCGGTCCCTTGCAGTCCTCGATCGGGTAGACACTCGGCTCGACAACAGCGAACTGGACTTCGTAGATCTGAGCGATCATCACGTAGATGTCGCGCTCGGAGGTGCAGCGTGTCTTGCGGGCGAACGTGTAACCGTTGTTCTGAACGCATCCAACGAGCATGTAGTTTCCATAGGTGATCGCAATCGAGCAGGGTGTGCTGTGGGCGCAGAAGTCGTACCGGTACATGAACGGCTTGCCATCAACATCCTCGTGCTCCTGACCCGCGCTCGCTCCGAACTTCTCGTCACAAATCTCGCGGAACTTATCAATCCGCGTTGACATGACGGCCTCCCATCCGTGCGGCCAGACTGGCGTCATGGCAGGTCTTGATCGAGTAGTAGTAGAAGTGGCGTGCTGCGTCTCGCACATCGTCGGCGTCCGGGCGGCCAACTGCCTTGCCCGTGGGCCAGAAGCCCAGGGCCTTGAGCGCCTTGTCAGTGATGACGCCCTTGGCCTGACCTGGGGTCTGCCAGACAATCCGAACACTCGGGTTCCACACTGTCGCGCAGTACGACAGGGCGCTGTTGACTTTGATAGTGGTGAGATCCGCGCGGAACTTGTTGTTGGGTCGCAAGTCGAACTGCTCGATGACGAGCGTGGTCGGCTCGGACGTGAGCTTGGTGAGAAGCTCGGTGACCGTCTCCTCCCAGTGCTCGCTGCGGAACTGGCCGAAGTCGAGGATCTCGGAACCCTCGTTATGCGGATCGCTGGGCTGCTCGCCCAGGACCCAGCCCGTCGAGACCCCGGCATCGACAGCTAGGATGCGCTCACTCATCGGTCTCCTCCTTTCCGGTTACCTTGTTCACCGATGTGTACCGGGTGCTGTACGTGTGGAATCGGACGTTGACCTCGGGGAATTCCCAGGTCACCTTGCACAGCCCCTTGTCGTTGGGCGGCTCGATGTCGATGAGAGTGGCTGCCAACTCGACTGGCATGAGCACCTTCTCGCCGATCATGAGCGAGCCGAGGGCCTGCGGTTGTGTCTTGAACTTCATCGGTTCTCCTTCTTGTGCTCGTTGATCCATTGTGAGATCGCGGCAGATGCGGGGGGTACGGGCTGCCAGATGGCCCACAGTCGGCAGGCGTCCGCGACGACCTGGTTGCGCCCGGCATCGGTGGTGGCGTGGTTGTAGTTGTCCTCCAGGGTGGCGATGAAGCGGTCCACAGCGAATGGGAGATGCATCAGAGGTGCTCCGTCTCGAAGGTGGCGTCCAGGTCCTTGTCGGAGTAGAACTCGACGTTATTGTCAGGCCAGATCACCATCCACTGTCCGTAGAAGAACTCGGGGTCGCGGAGACTGACACCGTAGCGGCGGGCGACAGTGCGGGCTGCCTCGATGGAGCGCTCCTCGATCTTGATGGCCCAGCAGGTTCGCGGGCGCGGACGAACGAAACGCTCGACCAGTGTGTCGTCAGGATGTGCGGGGTAGTTCATGGTCAGTCCTTCCGGTATCTCTGTGTTGTGTAACCGGCCGCTTCGACCGGCAGTCCCTCTGCCCAGTCCGGTAGGTCGCACATAAGCGAGGATAGTCTCTCTACGGTCAACCCGCCAGTAGTCTCTGTAACGATCTCATCATGAACATGCGTGACCGTGCGGAATCCGGTGCGCTCCACGTTGACGAGTGCGTGGGTGAGCAGGTCCCTGCCGATAGCCTGGATGATGTTCTCGACCTGTGTGGGGCCTCCGACAATGCGTCTCTGCGTCCCATTGCCGACAACCGCGTCGCAGACCCACGCCCGGCGTCGGTAAGGCAGCGGCTTGCCGTTGCGGTCCTTGGGCTGCACGCATTCGCGCCGGCAGTTGTGGTAGACGAGTGCCCGTCCCGAAGGGAGCCATACGTAGCGGTCATTGCCCACGATCTCGACATCCACCGGGATTCGCCGGGAGGCTGGTCCGCCCTTATCGAAAGCGGTGTGGACTTGCTTCCACCACGACACGATGTGCGGGTGGGCGACTCGCCAGGTCTCGACCAATGAGGTGAGCCCTTTCCAGATCACATCATCTGGTGTGCCTTTGGGGTATATCTTGGCACCTCCAAGGTTGAGCAGTGCTCCTGCTCCCCCTCCGAAACCACAACCCAATGTTGCACTTTTCCCGCGCTGCCTATCGAAGCCAGCCTTTTCTCCACCCATACGTTCTGCGGTGGCGACGTAGATGTCCTCTCCATTGCGGAAGGACTCCAACACGCTGTCCTCTCCAGCGGCCCACGCGGTGAGGCGTGCCTCGATAGCGCTGTAGTCTGACACGGTGAAGGGCCCCACAAGCAGCGGACGCACAAGCTTCTTGAGGTCCTCCGAGCCCACGTGCACGCCGGCCAACAACTTATCGATCGCGGCCTGTTCGGCCTCCGTGTCGTGCTCCCCTTCAGTGTCGGTGAAATGGTCACGAGGTAGATTGTGCGGGCTCAATGTAACACCCGTCATACGACCGGTGTTAGCATTGCTGTACTTGATCGTCCCACGCAACCGACCGTCAGAATTCGTCGAGCCTTGAGCGATGACGTACTTGGTCGCTGCCGACAGGGCAGCCAACTGCTTGCGCTCCACGGCCTCACGAACCTCGTCCGGGAGATCGTCGCGTTCCAGGAGCTCGGCGACGTGCGCCTTGTCGATGGATTCCATCTTGAAGCCTTGACCGGCGAGCCAGCCCTTGAACTGCTGAACGCTGTTCGGGTTGTCCAGTCCAGTGATCTCCTTGACCCGGGCCAGGTCCTTTTTCTTGTTGGTCTCGTACTGACGATGGGCGGCACCAGCCAGCGCGGTGTCGATCTTGATGCCCCTGTCGTTGATTCGCGTGGCGGTAATCCAAGCCTCGTACTCCTCTGCGGACGGGAATCCCTTGCCGAGCCTGTAGATGTTGTCCCGCATGGAGATGACGTCTTGGCGGTTGTACTCGACATAGGCGGCCCAGTCCGCAGGGCGCTCCTCGGGCAGCGTCCTCCCGCCCTTACGGTTGGGGACGGAGAACATGTTGATGAGACGCCCGCCGGCTTCGTCCTTGGCCTCACCCCCCACAACCTTGCAGAAGCCCTTCAGGGAACGCGGGTAGCCCCACAGTGAGGCGAGCACGGCCGTGTCGATGTACTCCTCCGGGTTGATGTATGTGCCGACAGGGAGACCCTTCAACGCACTGAAGTTGATCCGCTCGAAGTCGCTGTTATGGGCGATCTTCTTCACTGCGGGATCGAACAGTCCCGGGATCGCTTTGATCTCCTCGTGTCCGTAGGCGGTGTGAATCTCTCCCTGGCCGATGCACCACGAGCAGACGAGGATCATCCAGTGTTCATCCTCGACGTATCGATAGACGGTGTTCTTCTTCAGATCGACAGTCGAGTAGGTTTCGATGTCCAAGTGGAGCTCGGTCCCGTCGAAGATGTCCTCGAACCCGTAGGAGTTCTGCGATCGACCTTCAGTCCTCGCCGCCCTGTCGAGCTGGTCGAACGTCCACGTTCCCGGAGCTCCGAAAGCCCCAACGGTGAACCTGTTGCCCGGCGTGGCTCGGTCGGCTACTTCGATCGGGCCCTCGATGCCCGCATCCTTCTTGGCCCGCTGAAGTGCGACGAACTGCTCACCAGTCAAGCCATTGACATCTGGTACCAATATCTGCACGGTTCTCTCCTCACTGGTCGGTACATATGTATAGTACATAGAAAGAACCCCGGGCCGCAACCCGAGGTTCTCACGAGTCAGTCTCGTTGCTTGAGCGAGACCATCCTGACCTTCTTCCCTGCATTATCCCGCATGACCGGTACGTCGAGCCGACCCATACGAGCCCCGGCATCGACGATCTCATCAGCCCGTCGAGTGTTGTCGATCCGGCGCAAGAGGTGACCCAGCACCGCGTCACGGGTCGCGGTCTTGTTGGGCTGGGCCGCCAGGAAGGCCTCGACCTGTGCGACATCCTTGCTGATGTCGGAGTCCGCAGCGCAGGCGACGAACGCCTCAAAAGACTTCAGGTGGACCTCTGCCAGTTGAACAGCCTTCACTGCGTGGCGCATCTTGACGGTGTGCTGCTGCTCAGCAGCAGCGATCAGGGCGGCCATGCGGAGGATCGACAGGCCCAGACGCTCAACACAAGGGATCAGGTACTCACTGTACAACGGGTGCTGGTCCGCGAGAACCGCGCACATGTTCCCCGCGTCCCGGATACGATCCAAGGCCTTCTCCTCGAAGGCGATGAGGGCACGCGCATCCTCCCCCTCCACCGTGAAGGGCTCCAGAGCCTCGCGCTCCTGACGCCAGTGGTGCTTGGCGAGCGTCAGAAGACGGAGGTTCAAGTTGAACATATTGTCCTGTCGTTGGAGCGTCTCGTCATCGGTGTCCGACAGGATGGTGAAGTCGTCCATGGTCCTTGCAGGATCGAACTCCGCGGGCTCGGGCAGAACAGGCAGACATCTCGGGACGAACCCCGAAGCGATCTTCTCCACCTTCAAGTTCCCCGCAGCCTGGTCCAGGATTCCCATGCATAAGATCGACAGAGAGAAGGGTGTCTCCCTTCGGTACTCATGGCCCTTCTGCTTCCGAGCTATCGATGGGATGTAGCCATCGTAGGCCTTCGTGAGGAACCCGATCTCGCCATCCATGTATGAGCCAGAACGCATAGCCCGAGCGAACATGTCCTGCACCTCATCCAAGATCACGAGGAGTGACTCCCCGGGCCGCTCCCCGCAGTGCTGAGCCAGGGCCTCGGGCGTGTGATCCTCAGGTCCTATGAGGTCCAGACTGAACTCCGCCCCGACACGACGGAGAAAATGCTTCACGTAACTGGCTGTGGTTGACTTCTTGTCCCGTGTCGTTCGCCCCAGAAGGAGCGTGTAGAGATTGCAGCTCAATCTGCCGAACGACGTGCGGACCCGGATGTCCGATCCGAGCACTGCGGAGAGGATCGACATGGCCGCCGCGTAGTTGAACTGCTTCGATGTACGCGACGACATGTCGTTCATGTACTGAGCCAACGAGTCCACCACAGTATCCTGCGGAACGTTATCGAACTTATTGTTGATCAAGTGAATGTCGCCCCAGAACAATCCATTGCGCTCGTCCTGCAACCGGGGGACGCGGATCGGCTCCCCGTTGATCGCCTCAATGGCAATCGCGTCAGCGAGGTCGGCTTGGGTCTCCTGGTCGTCGTCCCATCTCGCCTTGTCGCGCTGAATCTGAATCCATAGGTCACTGTCCGGACGACCGTCGCGTTTGTACTTGTTGCAGCCAGCGTCCTGAACAACAGTAAAGACGTCAGCGAGCTCGACACCCGCCTCGAACAAGGAGCACTCCAGAGAGTACATGAGCGCCGACCAGTCGTCTGACGGCAGAGGATCATCTGCATACAGCGCCGCGATCTTGTTGTCCTTGAGGCGATTAATGATCGCCATGGCCCCGTCCTGATCGACCTCAGGCATCTTCATGATGAGATCAACCTTCGGCGTCGAGGCCGGGGAGTACGCTGCCATGAACTCCCTGACCGAGTAGGACTCCCTGTCGTTGAACTCGACGGAGACCTGGGTCGGGAGCCCGTACTTGGGCTTCGTGTTCATAGTCCTGGGAACACGAAGCTTCTTCGCTAACGGCCAGCCTCGATCCACACCCGTGTCAGCATGCGTCTGGTAGACCCCGCGGTTGAGCTGCTCGATATCGAGGTTCCCCAGTGAGCGGTAGTCCGACAGGCGCCAGTAAGCGTGGTAGTGCTCAGGACTCGACTTCACGAGCACTGTGGGCTCCAGGAACAAGTCGTCCGGGTGAAGACCATCTAAATCAGCATAGACGCAAGCCAACCGCTTCACGTTCTTCTTCGTCGCATGACGTGCAGACGACAGGGTAGAGGGCTTGTGGAAGAGCATGGGCGACCAGTAGACGTCCTTGTCGGACATCTTCTCGACGACCTCGCATATCTTCTCGGCCTCGGTCGGCCAGTGGTACCACTGGCAGCGGGATAGCCCGCCGCCGGGACCCAGGCTCATGATGGGCGCCCACCCTTCATCATCGGGGAGGATGCGCTCAAAGAACTGTTGTAACTGATTCATGTGTACCTCGATTCTGTGAGACGGCTCGCCGCTACCAACAACGCTAGCAGCCCCCGACAGTTTTGTCGAGGGCTGCTAGCGTATCAGGCGATCGTTACACGAGCGTGATCTTGGCGGAGGAAGTCTTCTTCGGGTCAAAGGTCAGACGCTTCACCGAGTTCGAGGGGTTCCAGGTGTCCTGAACCATGTTCCCGCTCTCATCAGTGATGAGCTCGCCATTCTCGTCGGTCTTGTAGACAGGCTGGCCGTTCTGGTCGAAGCGCTTGCGGCCCTCGTCCACAGCGATGTCGAGTACAGCACCGACACCCTCCAGGCCCACCTCGACAGCCTGCACAGTGCTGTCGATCTGAGCGGGGGAGAGCTTGGCCTTGAGCTCGGCCGGGTTGCTCGGCCACTGGCCAGCGGCGCCGAAATACTTCGGAAGGTTGAAGTGAATCTGCTCCTTGCCGGTGCGCTTGCTCTTAATGGTGAAGACAGTGCGGTCGAGCACAGTCTTGCCCGCCTCAGTATCGTCCCCGTCAATGATCCACTCGACGACGAGCATCGGCTTCCCGCTGGACTTGGACTCCGTGACCTCGACACTGGAGATGTAAGCGTGGTGCTTGCCGGGCTTGATGAGCTCGAAGGCACCACCCTCGCGGGCGACGTCCATGTCGAAGAGGTTGATAGACAGCATGCTGGTTCTCTTTCTGTTGTTGGGTTGCTGTTCGGTCAGTTGGTCTTGTTCAGGGCCTGCTTGATGAAGCCATAGAACTTTGACATGGTCGGGTTCCCGATGGCCTCGGGGAACCCGGTGATGCGCTGCTTGGTCAGCGTGGATTTCTCCTGAGTGAACAGCGCGGGCACGAGCACATCATTCCCCTTCTCGTCCTGTGTGTCAACCCAAGACATGTATCCGACGAAGTCGAACATGGATGGGAGCTTGCGGATGGACTTCTTACCCTCAAACGAGGGGCTCACGAGCGTGGCGCCGGTGACCTCATTGGTCTCCCGCTCCGCGTGCGTGATCGCAATGAGCGACACACCCTTGGCATCCGACAAGGCTTTGATGATGGAGCGTGGCGCCTCGTAGGCGGCGGCCCACGCGGCAAAGGTGTCCTTCGGGTTGATGGTCTGGAAGTGATTGACCACAAGCTCCTGGAGCTGATCGAGTGTGTCGATCACCACGGTCTTGAACGGGAACTCGTTTTTGTCGATCGAGGGCTTGATCACGTTCTCGAAGAGCTTGACGCCGTCGTTCCACGAGTCGCAGTGAACGATAGTGGTCTTATCCAGGTCACCCCACTGGCCCAGCGGCATGGTGCCGTTCTCGAAGTCGATGTACAGCACGGGCGCCAGGTCCTCGCACTTCGAGGCTGTGGCCGCGAGCGAACTCTTGCCCGTACCGGCCAGGCCGAACAGGAGCAGCGAGAACGTGGAGAGGTCCTCGGGCTGCACCTCCCTCAGCCCGGACTTCTTGAACAGGTCGGTGAATGTTGACATCAGTCGGCCTCCCTCCGCGCCCTGTCGTTTTCGATCTTGGCCTTCTCCCACACGGCGTTATTGAGCGCCTGGGTTGCTGCGAAAGCGCTCAGAGTAGGTCCATACATCTGGGCGTACAGGATGTTGTATCCAACTCCGACACCGCCGACAGCGGGCTGTGGCTGGAAACTAAGTACCCTAATGGGCGGGCCCATGTGCTCCAAGCCGCCCTCCATGTCCCAACGATCGCCTTCCATTTCAACCTCCGAAGATGACGGTTCCGATGACCAGGGTAACTACCCCGGCGAAGATGACGCTCCCGATGACAATGCCCTCACCGATCATGAGGAGCCAGTCATCCTTGTCGGGGCGCCGCCGGTTCTGTCGTGCGTGACGCATCTCAACCTTTCATGTAGTGGATCGGTCTGTACTTACCACAGTAGAAGCACTCGGGTGCGCTGTCAAGAGTTGTGATCAGATCGTCACTTTCGCGGGCCTTCTTGTAGATCAGGCCTGCACGCCCCAGAGCGTAGCTGGCGAGGTCTCTGTCGTAAGGTATCGACAGGGCGGTGAGTTCGGACTCGACTACATGAACCGTGGCGTCCCGAGGCAGGAGCAGCAGCGTGGTGTTGTTCACGTCGTAGCCCAGATCCTCCATACCCTTCCCGTACAGGCAGAGCTGGATGTAGTACTGAAGGAACTGCGCAGCTCCGTAGTCCTCGACTATGGCGTCGAAGCCATCCCGCTGAGACTTGCGGTACAGCCGTTTGAACGCGTCCCGCTTCTTCAAGGAAACAAGCTTCCAATCCATCACCTCTCCCGCAAGGATGTCGAACCGATCGAGCGTGCCATAGATCGGGCCGTAACCACCGACATCGCCGACATGGACCGGCTGCTCCACGAGGACCTCGGCCTCCCGCTCCATGTCGCGACTGCGCTTCTCGCACAGCAGATGGAACGCCGTCCCGAGCAGTGGAGCGATCGGGGTTTTGTTGTTCTCACCAGGGCGCTTGATCCCGAGCAGGTCCTCAGCGAGACACAGATCACAGCACTTGCCTAGACCTGAAGGTCCGACACGGTGCTGCTTGTCCCGCTCAGACCGAGCTGTTAGTAGGTTCCTCGCACGGTCAGTGGCTTCTGTAGAAGTCAAGAGCCTCAGCCTTCTCGATCGCGATCTGAGCCTCCTTGATGAGCTGACTCATTACGGGGTCATCGGAAATCGTTTCGGCCAAATCCTCCACGAACTCAAGTCTCGGGTCCCCGATATGGACGCGTTCAGTGACTAGGTAGGGGCCTCGTATGGCTGCATCCAGAGCGTTCGGCAGAGATTTGAAGGACCAGGCGACCTCGTTGATCTTGTCGAACCACACATCGTATCGTTTCATAGGAAATCCTCCCTGTAGGTGCTCTCACCCTACGAGGTTTCGGCTCCCATGTCAAGGGAGGAAATCACCCCGCGAAGCCGAAGTTTTTCGCGGGGTTTGGGCTCCCAACTTGGCTGGGTTTTTCAGGCAGAGCAGAACCGCCCGGCCCCGAAGGACCGAGCAGCTCTAGCTCTTGCACTTGTGAGACTCACCTCATACGGAAGAGTTCCTCGATGGGGTTCTTGATCTCGTCCAAAACCTCACCCTCCCAGGCCTCGATCTCCTCGCGGCCCTGGAGCATGTTCATGTTCGTGACCTTGACATCAGCGAGCTTGATCCTCACCCTGAACACTCGGAACGGGTGCGAGTACTCCTGCCCGCGTGAGATGGCGTGTCCCAGTGTCGGCGTGAAGAACAACCCACAGTTCTGAACCGTCCGTTTTTCCTCGGGGATCGACATGGTCTTTCCGACAACCCACTCCACTGGCTCACCATAAAGGTGCCCGGTAATGCCGTCCGCCCCTGTCGTCTTATAAACCAGGTACTCGGTCTCGAACGCATCGAGCGGCATAGCAACGCTATTCAGAAACGCACGAGTCGCAGTGGATAAACTCCCCTTGTCCTCGTTGCTTCCGAAGCACTTCGTTTTACCGTCTCCGAAGACAGTGGCCCCGGCTTCGTACAGCACGGACGACAGATCAGACACCGCATTAACCATAGCATCCTTATAGACAGTAGCCTGAGAAGAATCGAAGAGGACCCCGATGGAGTTGTCGAAGAAATCCCCATCTGCACGGTTGAAAAGAATGACACGGGTGTCCTTCAGAGCCTGGGGTCTGGCGGAATCATAGGCCTCGGCCCAATCGCAGGCCCTCAACTCAGCAGAGGATGAGTTGAAGAGAACTACGGCTTTGCAGGCCACAATAGTCGCCGTCGCACACCCTAGGACTCGCACACTCCTGCAATCCGTGCATGTCACAGGATAGCCTACAATAGTATCGATATCAACAGTATCAACATTATTAATCTCCGCTTCCAGGCTGCCATAAAGCTCAATCGTGCCACCCCAGCCCGAAATTTTGAGCCCCGCGTTCCCGAAACCTGTCACCTGTAAGCAGTTCACAGAATCTGGAATCTCGGAGCCGTCAATACATAGACATTCATCCCCATACAGCCCCAATTTTTTAACCCTCGCATTCCCGGAATGCTTCAGGTTTTCCAGAATTTCGGCTCGGCTTCTGTCCTTCTTAGTCATGAAAAAGTCACCTTTCTGCAATGTTCGGGGCAGTTGTAGTATTGACTTGATGCTGGTAGTGGGAACCCAAGGACTCATCCCCATAAGGAACAATGGGTGGTGTGTCGAGTTCCAGAATCGACAACTGAGCGATGGCGCAACCCACTGGCAACTCCAACGGCTTCGCCGCGAGATTGCAGAGCTCCAGCGTGATCGTGCCATAGAAACCCGGATCGATGAAGCCGGCCGTGATGTGCACGAGCAGGCCACGACGGGCCCACGACGATTTGCCTTCGACACGGGCAACGAGATGCGCGGGAATGCCCACAGTCTCTGTCGTCCTCGCCAGTGCGAACTCCCCGGGCTTCAGAACGATGGTGTCCGTAAGCCTGTCGTCGCGGTGCTCGGTGGACAGTCCAACGTCGCGAACGACATCGCGATGCAGGTGCATCTCGACGGACGCCGGCTGAATCGCGCCGGCCGATAGCGGCAAAACGGTGAGCACCCCGCTATCAAGGAGGCGCGTGATGGTGGTAGATGAGAGCATGCTCATTGGGTACCTTTCTGCCCCAGCCTTTCGACCGGGGCGTGGTTGGGTCGGTTAGATTGTGCGATGAATCCTAAGGGCCTCGGGTATCTCGGTTCTATAACTACCTCTCGTCATTCCTATCGCTCGCATTGCCGGTACGGACAATACTTCGTGCTCTGCTAGCGCCTTCAGTTCTCCTAGCGTCCAGACTGCGCCGCGGTCAAGCCGCGCTTGTAGGGTTCCTCTCTTCCACCCGACAACGCGCGAGACCTCAGCCGCCCCGCCGTGTCGTTCGATCTCCCCTCTCACTAGCCGGGCTATGCGCTCGTCCTCTTCGGCTACTGATTCGGATAGTGCGCGCTTCAATAGCCGGCCTCGTATTCTGCGTCGTCAATCTCCTGAGCCTCAAGGTTCAAGTCCGTCTGAAGTAGCCGGTCGTACTCTTCGTAATCAATGAATGTGCTCATATCCCTGCATCTCCGCATCGTGCTGTCGGATCTTCTCATCGTCCTGCCCGATCACGTGCGCCTCGAAGGCCGCGTGCTCACGAGCGTCCTGGTCGGCCTCGTACTGAACACGGGTCATCACGAAGGACTCGCCCGAACCATCGCCGTCAACAGCGGGATCCCATACGCACACATCCTCACCGTCGGGAAGCGCCCCGTCGTCGGAGAGGCAATGCGCGATGTCCTGCACCTCTGTCGCTCCGGTCTGCGAGTGATGCACCGTCCCCAGCGCGATACCGATGATCGTGCCGACAAGCGCGGGGACGACGATGAAGGCCAAGATCTTGTGGGAGAGTGACATTTCAGTTCCTTTCAAGGGTTGGGTTGGGGTTCAGTTCTGAGTGAGCCAGGCCGCCGCCGACTCAGCGTCCTCAGGATCAACCATATCGCGGTGAAGCGTCTCGCGCAACGGATCACAGGTCTCAATCACGACACTGACCGGGAAGCCGATGCTATCGAACCAAGTCACATCGCAATCGATCCCCCTGTCGTCGGTCCGCACGACCCACTCCTCGACATAGTCCGTGTCGCCCGGTGCCACCGGGAATCGCCGGGTCGTCCACTCCGCATCGCCGGGCAGAGCATCGATGAAGATGTCCTGTGCTTCTCCGAGTGTCAGCATCGTGTGCTCCTTCCTGTTCGGTTCCGGTGATGACTCCATACTGCCCCACATAATGTCGTCGCGCAACCCATCACTACGTGACACCGCTCACTTATCAATCGTTGATTTTGATCCGACACAAGCGCCTCGCCGCCGGCTGAATGGCTTTCAAGGTCATAACTACACATGCCGTACAGTTCACATAATGGGATTCTGTACCATGCATTGTGTCAAAAGTGACGGCGACCACTGAATTGAACTGTTCAATAGGGACTGTGGTCCTAGGTACTGCGTCATATTTCAAGCTCCGAACAAACTCTCGCGCCCACATAATGAGATTTCTCCTCGCGGTGTAGCACTACAAAGCCCTGAAAACCACTTATAAATCGGTTGTTCAACTCTCAACAACCGCGGAATCCCAACGAATTTGACGGGCATGATCCTCTATAGGCGTCCAACCGAATCCCGAACCGAAAGGGAACCCGCCATGCACGCCTCCATCTCCTCCATCCTCGCCCGTCTCGACAGCGACGTGTACCTCGACCGCAGTGACGCCATGTACGACATCGAGATGGGCGCCCGGCACATCAAGCCCACCGATCGGGCCATCATCGTCGGCCGCCTCGTGGGCCTGCGCGAGCGGACCATCGAGGGAGCGCTCAGCCGGGGCTGCCCGAGCCGGGCCGCCGCCGAAGCTCGGGACCTCGGAGTGCTTCGCATCGATGAAGTCATCGACACGCTCTGCTAAGCATTCCACCAACCGCCCCCGTCGGGTTTCCGGCGGGGGCTTTCTCATGCCCGCGCGCCTAAGGCCGCAGGAGGCCCGTAGACGGCACAGAAAGACGCCCCCAGTACTGAGTACTGGGGGCGCCCCGAAAGGCCGTCAGATGAGCCCCGAGACCTTCAGATCGGCATACCGCTGGTCGAGCCTAGGGATGACCGACTCCGTATCGACCGTGCCCGGGCACTGCAACAGCCAGCGCACCACGGTGCCGGTCTGCCCCGTGCGGTGCAGTCGGCCCTGTGCCTGAACACAGCGAACCACCGACGGATCAAGCCCGAGCCAGACTTCATGGCGACAGACGCGCTGAAGCCCGTCCACACCTTCAGCAACGGCGGGGATCACCGCGCAGAGAATCTGTGGCCCGTCCTCTCGCAAGAAGCTCTTCCACTCGTCTTTGTGCTCACCATCGACCCGCACGCACGAGTAACCGACCCTCTCCAACTGTGCGACCAGCGGTATTTGGAATTTCTTCGACGGCGAGTAAACGACAACTTTCTCATCGCCGATGTCCTTCAGAATGTCCAGCAACGCTGCAATCTTCCCGCTCCGCGATCCTTTGTCGAAAAGCCACTCGTCCTCACCGCCCTGCACAGGACGCACGCGCATCTGCCCAAGCGTCGCCTGCCTGAGCCTCATGTCGCGCGTCACCGGTAGCCCTACGACAGCGGGATGGTCACCCATCCACGCCACGACTTCATCGCGCAATTGCTTGTACTGCCTGCGCTGCTCAGCGGTCATGGCGCAATCGACACGGCGAATGTCCACCGGGGGCAGCGCGCCGGCAACATCCTCGATCCGCATGTCCTGCCACTCCCCGCGTGATTTGTGACCTTTCGACAGCAAACCGGGGCGCTTCTCCGCACCGTAGACCACTGAGTACGGCCCCCCGAAGTAGCACGGCTCCGACTGGAAGAAAGTCTCGGCGAACCGCGTGAACCCTGGATACTTCTTTGGCCACAGGAACTTCAACGCGCCGAAGATATTCACGGGCTGACCACCGGCCGGTGTCGCACTCAGCGCAAGACGATGCCGCGCCTTCACCTTGCACAGCACTTGCGATGTCACGGTCCTGAAGTTGCAGGCTCTGTGAATCTCATCGCCAATGACCCAATCGAATTCGACACCTCCGAGCACACGTGTCGTCGCCTTGCTCTTCACCTTTCCCGCCCGTGCGTCGTAGCCCTTCCTCTTCGACACCGAGGCTAGGAGTTCCCAGCCGATGAACGACACACCCCGGGGCCTGTCGCCCCTCAACAACGCTTCCAATGCCTCGCGTTCGGCTTTGCGCCGCTTGCTCAGCGTCCTGAACTTCACACCAGCATCGGGCCAGACCTGACCCCCCGCACGACGCCAGCCGCTCTCCGTGCGCAATGGTGCTACGACCAGTACCGACAGGTCGCTGGGCTCTACTCCTTCCTCTTTTGCCGTCCTATCGATAGTCCACAGCGACATGAGCGTCTTGCCGCACCCTGTTCCCGCACTCACAAGGCCCGTGCCGCCCGCGGCCACGAGACCGCGGACGACACGTTCCTGAGCCTCGACCGGTTCAATACTCATCGGGCCTCCACTGCCTTGACCCACGCGTATGCCTCGCCCGCCATCCTGCGAACGTCGTCCTCGTCCTCGGGCAAGCGCTCATCGAACAGTCGCCACACACTACCACGAACGCGGTACTCCAACTCGATTCGACCCCCTTCGTACCCCATCGGCTCGTAGTACGCCCTACGGCTCAAGCCATACGCGATGGACGAGTGCATGTACACGGTCATCTGGTCCTCCGAGGTGCGCACGGACCAGTCGTCCTCCGCCGTCTCCACGGCCACGGTTTCAACCCACGCCTCGACCATCGGGTCTTTCGCGCACTCAGTCATCGCATCGATCACCGCATCCTCGTCATCCGAGGCATCTCCGTCGAGGTAGTCCCCGCTCTCGGGATTCACCACGGACCACACGAACGCCCCATCATCGTCGTAGTACCCCCGCACCATCACGTCGCCCCACGTGATGGTCCAAGAGTCGTGCACGTCCTGCGGACCATCGATGCCGTAGGCCTCGCCCCGCTCGTCCAGCCACGCCGCGACACCGTCGCGAATCTCACCATCGCGGTAGTGCCGCCACTCCACCGTCACGTGTGCCGCGTCCTTCACGGCCTCATCCAGGTGCGAGTACCCGTCCACATCGAATGGCTCTCCGTCCACTGCCGCATTCACCACGATCCAACCCTCTTGCCCGTCGCCGTACGGATCACGCAGCCATTCGACATGGACCGGACCCATCGTCAGCCACCCGCGCGTGTCGTCGTCATCCCAACCGCAATTGACCTCGCCTCCGAGCGCGTTCGCCTCATCGGTCCACTCCAGCGCCCCGCGCAGATCCTCCACCTTGTCCGCAATCGTCTCCATGATCTTCTCCTTCGCCTTTCGTAAGTGTGTGTGTGTGTCAGTTCTCGTATGCAGCGGCGTAGAGGCACTCCGCGGCGACCTCGACACGCGCCGTGCTCTCATCGTCCAGCACAACCGCCCCCGCGTCGCCCCGCGTGTCGGTCACGACCCTCCCGGTCCACTGCATCTTCGGTTCCTCCTGTTGGTCCGGGCTCTGCGACAAGCCCTCGATCTCTGTTGTCGGTACTACCTTAACTACATCTTGTCGTTCGGTCAACCCCTCACCCTGTGATACTCATCACGGTCCATACCTCTCCATCCGGCGTCTCATCCGGCAGCCTCCTCATGCTCCCGCCGAGCCTCCCCGTCACCGTGCTCGCCATCCTCAGCCACGACAGCATCTCGGTCCACTGCAACATGTACAGTTCGTCCTCCTCGTCCCCGCTCATCGCCTCGACGACGGCCCGAACGTCCGACAGGTCAACGGCCGTACCTCCCCGCGTCACGAGCACACTCACCGCTCGTCCTCCTCTCCGCTCATCATCATCTCGATGGCCCGCATGATCACGGGCCCCGGTACGCACGACAGGTCCCCGCCGTTGCGCCTCCTCAGTTCCGTCAGCGCCTCGTCCCCGGTCATGATGGTCCTCCTTCTCGCTACCGGGCAGGGCCCCTCCCTCTCCGGTACCCCTACTCTCCTACATCATGTCGTCCTCGTCAAGCCCCTTTCCTGTGCCCCCACTCACACTCAACAGATGTCATGACACACCCCTCGACAAAGACCTCTGACCTCTGTGCACCAGCCTCTCGGGACCAAGGTCCTATGTAGAGCTTCTATCTAGTGACGACACCACTCAAGCCAAGATTGGGACTATGGTCCTATGTAGATCAACTTGTATGCACAAGTGGAGGATGCAGGAGACGACACGGGCGGAAGGATGTAGGTACATACCGGGGAGGGTACCCGTGGAGTACGACAGGCCCGGGATGGTGGCGATTACGGATCGAACAGGTGTTCGAGAGAGGGGTTCGGCGGGGGTGGAAATGGGGCGATGTAGGTACGAAATCCCCGAATGTTTCAAGTATGTTACATGCAAATCTCTTCGTAATATAATATATATATATTTATATTATATAAATATTATATACAGAATATAATCATAGTAGTATAAATTGTCGTATCCTGGTATACATACCTGTACCATACATTAATGTCATAGTAGTATAATATTCTATATTACTCTTATACATTCTGAGTACGATCTATACAAATGCATATATAGGGTTATTAGGGGGTTGTGCTTCGCCTCGGCCCGTGTCGGCACACGATCGATCGTTCGCCCGTTCGAACATAAGAACAAAAACGGAAGGGATGAACAGCGCTTCGATCCTCGGCCTGTCGTGCTCTCATCGCCGGCCGTGTCGGGCCCCGTAGGCCGACCCGCCCACCGGGTACGGGTACCCCGTCCTGTCGTACCCGGCTACCGTACCGTCCCAGATGCCCCTGAGACGCGTTGTAAGCCAATCTGAGACGATTTCAGCCCCTAGCCAGTACGAGACACTGCACAGGCCCCTAGAGGCCGTCTACGGGCCTTACAGCACGTCAGCCCCCTTGCACACGACACAGCACGAACGAGGAGACACGGAGCACAGCACGACGGAAGCCCGTACGAGCCCTCTCGCCCGTGTCGTCGGGGCCATGGGGGTTGCGATCTTAACAGTGTTAACGAGATCGAAATCACAATGAGGGTGTGCTATAACGCGGGCGAAGGAAATCGGTTGCTACCGACAACGGGGCCGGGGGAGGGGGTGCGACCCCGCGCTCCCGTACGTAGGGCGGGGCCCTCGTTGGCCCCCATACGGACGAACACCCCCTGTCGTTCTACCGCGACAGGGGGTGCGAGTGGATCAGTCCGGGTTCCGGGGACCGAGGTAGACGACCAGCAGGTCGAGAACGTTGGTCGTGAACTCCTGGGGCTTCGCGTTGTAGCCGCAGTCGTAGCGGCGTATGGTTCCGAAGACTCGGCCGTCGCGGATGCGGAGGCGGAGGACTTCGAACTTCGGGGAGAATGGGCTGAGGTCCTGCGTGAAGCGGTCGCCCTCCTCCAGATCGAAGTACGAGCAGACAGTGCGTCGTTCGAAAGCCATCTCTTTCCGATCAGCCGATCTCGATCAGGGGCTTGTTCTCCTCGATGGCCCAGGCGTTGACCTCGTGGCGGGCCGGCCTGTCGAACAGGTCCCTGTCGGCGGGCGTCCTTGAGAAGCGGGCGTGGAGCCGTTCGAGGCGCCTCCAGTCGAACTGGGCTTTGGCCAGGACCTTGTCAGCCTCATCGTCGGTCAGAGGACGGCGGTAGGCGACGACATTCTTGCGGGGCGAAGGGTCGTTGCCGAGGCGCTCCATGACGGCGACGGCCTTCAGGATCGCCTCGCGGGCTTCGGAGGGGATACCATCGAGGAGGTCGTAGTCGATGGTGACAACAGGCCCGGAGACGCGCTGACTCGGCTTGAGGTCGTCGATGGTTCTCGGGTAGGACATGATTGTTTTCTTTTCTTGGTGGCTGTGATTTGAGGCTTGAGGCTTGAGGCTTGAGGCTTGAGGGGTTCAGACGAGGAGGATGGCTTGAAAGACGCGGTCCCGCTCGACAGTCGCACGGAGTGACGAGGCTCGGTGGTCGTCGCCGTGGACGAACTCCATGAGGAGGTCCAGCTCGGTCGGTCGGGCGGACTTCCCGATCGACAGGATGCGCCAGGAGGAGTTGCCGTAGAGGACGACGTCTCCCGAGATCAGTCGCTCGGCTCGAATCTTGATCACTGTCAGTTCCTTTCGGATCGAATCGGATGTGTTAAGAGTAAGGCCGATACCACCCCGAGGTCAAGGGCCGTGTCGGAATCGTTACACGGCGACGGGGGCCCGTAATACCCCGCCATGTCGGTAGCCCTCGGAGGCGTCGATGTCGGACATGCAGTACCGGTCGATCGATCCGCGTCGCCGAAGGTGCAGGCGGGGGAACGGAAGCACCGGGCGTTCCAACTGCTCCCTCACCTGATCGACGTGGTTGTCGTAGATGTGGCAGTCGCCCCCGGTCCAGATGAGCTCGCCAACCGAAAAACCCGTCTGCTGAGCGAGCATGTGCGTCAGGAGGGCGTAGGACGCGATATTGAACGGGACCCCGAGGAAGAGGTCGGCGCTGCGCTGATAGACCTGAAGCGAAAGGCGCCCGTCATTGGTGACGTAGCACTGGAAGAAGGCATGGCAGGGGGCTAGGGCCATGTCGTCCAGGTCGCCGACGTTCCAGGCCGACACGAGGTGCCTGCGGGAGTGCGGATTCTCCTTCAGACTACGGATCAGCGCCATGATCTGGTCGTGGGCCATGCCGTCGCTGTCGATCCAGGAGCGCCACTGGTAGCCGTAGAGGGGCCCGACCGAATCCTCCTCGTCGGCCCACTCGTCCCAGATGTGAACGTCCAGCATCCGGAGCCAGTTGATATTCTGCTCGCCACGGAGGAACCAGAGGAGTTCGGCCTTGATGGGCTTCATGGGGACGTACTTAGTGGTGATTCGAGGGAAGCCCGCCTGAAGGTCGTACCTCAGTTGCCGCCCGAAGACGGAGCGGGTGCCGACACCGGTGCGGTCGTTGCGGGGCTCGCCGTGGAGGAGGACGTCCTCCAGGAGGCGCTCGTACTGGTTGTCGATCACTTGTGCACCTCCCGGCTGAGGACGTTGAAGGGCCCGACTACGAGGGTGCCGGGTCGTGCGGACTCATCGAGGTAGTCGATCTGGGTCTGGACCATGCCGACGGGCATAGTGAGCACGACATGTAGGATCTGATCATCGATGAGGAGCCGGTCGTTCGGCTCGACCTGGCTGGGGAATACGAGCTCGGTGCGCATCAGAACAGGACCCCCTGCGTACCCCGGACCTCGAGGGGCTCCGAGACGTCGTAAGTGTCGAAGCAGGGGTTCTCCCCCGCGAGATCGGTGGTGCGGGAGAGGTAGGCCTTCCCTCTGCGGTCGATGTCGGTGATCATCCGGCTCTCCTCGTTCTTGAAGAGGAGGATGTCGCCGATGCGGCAGTCGCGGGCCTGTTTGGTGGTCATCGGAGGTTTCCTTTCGTGTTGTTGGTCGCGGTGAGTCCGCGCTGGAGCATGAGGCGGGCCTGCCCCGCGACGACGGCGTTGCCCGCGAGACGGATGCGGGCGGTACGGGAAAGATTCGCGGCGTTGTCGGCGGGAAGCCCCGTGAGCCACTCGACGAAGGAGGCGTTGAGGCGGCCCTCGATATCCTTCAGGGGTGGGTGCATCTCCCCGATGGCTCGGGCCCAGGTGATGATGAGCGCGGGATCGGGGCCGGGGCCCTCATGGATCCGGGTCTGAAGGTTGGCTCCGCCGCCGCGCCCGGCTCGGCCGGGGCCGGTCGAAGATGAGGCGGTCGGTGTCGGGAGCAGGCCGGTGGGTGCGACCTGACGGATGACGTTCACACGGTGCGTGTCGAAGTGCTTGCGGGTCGCTACGAGCATAATACGCTCGCGCCGGTGAGGGGCTCCGATCTCCCAGGCTCCGGCGGAGGATACGGTGGTGTGGTATCCGTGCTCCTTCGCCAGCCAGTCGGCGAGGACGAGGTAGGTGCTGTGGCCGCCGGGGACGTTCTCGGCTACGATGAGGTCCGCGCCGCCGGCTACGGCCTTGTCGAGGGCCTCGTGGATGAGACTGCTACGAGTGCCTGAGCCCCGTTCAGCTCCTGCTCGCCGGCCTGCGACGGAGAGGTCCTGGCAGGGCGCCCCGATGGTGACGATGGAGCCCTTCGGGACGATCTGGTCGCGGAAGTCGCTGGCGACCTGCGTTTCGGGGAAGCGGTGACGGAGGTACTTGCGGGCTGGCCCGTAGTTGTCGGAGAACGACACGAGACTTGTGGACTCGTGGATGGCCCGGGCGACCGCCACGGCGAGCTGTCCGGTGCCGGAGAACATGTCGATGATCGGGGTCATGTGCTCTGTCCTTCCTCGACGACACGGAGGATCGTGTCCTGGGACGAGGCTCTGAATTTCTTGTAGCCACATGCCTCGGAGAAGACCTCGAATTCGAGGGTTTCATCGCCAATGGGCCCGAACTCCATCACGCTGATGACTTCCTCGATGCGTTGGTATCGGATAATACGGTCCCATTGCCAAATGTCGCAGGCGTTCACGAGTTCAGTGTTCAGTGGAATTCCACCGGAGTTGAGTTCGAGCATCGGTCAGTTCCTCTCGGACCAGTTGATAGCGGGCTTGCCTTCTGCCTCGGCCCACTAGTTGATGAGCCAATGCGTCCAGTCGGGGACGGAATCGGGGTCCGCCAGGGCAGCCTCGTATCGCTTCTTGGTGCTACCAGCATAGAGATGTATCGGGGGGACTGTCAAGAGGTCGGACCAGTTACGCTTGGGTTACATCTACGGAAGGAGGCCGTATGGGCAACGTGACGCACTACGCCGCGTCCTGCGCGCGCTACTACGCGATGGCCGATGTCGGGTACAGTCAACCCGACAGGTGGACGTTCTACGACAGGAGCGACTGGGACGGCTGGCTGGTGCACTCTCCGGCGAACGCGGACTGCTCCGCGCTGGTGGCCGGGTGCTATAACATCGCGGCGCACCATGAGTGGGGTGAGCCGTTCACAGCAGGATACTTCCCGCGCGATACATGGACGGGGAACATCCGGGAGTACGCCCTGGAGCGGAATTTCGCTGATATCAGCGACTCGTGGACGGGTAACGTACCTACCGGGGGCTGGTACGCGGGCGATATCGTGTTGTCGGAGGGCGCAAGCGGTGGTCGGGGCCATGTGGCAATGATCATCAATGGCGGTTCCGGGCCCGACAGTGACGGGGCGCTGCTGGCTGAGGCATGGATCGCCGAGGATGGCAGCATCGACGGTTGGGAGGGAGACCAGACGGGTGATGAGGTTCGCATCATTGCGTACAACGACCATCCGTACACCCAGCAGGCAGCGTGGACGCATGCGTTGCGGCGCAGGGACAACCCGAGCCCGCTCACTGGCGGCACTGAGGGCTCCGCAGCCGCTCCTGCACCCGCGCCAAGTGGCAACGAGAGCGTTCAGGCGGCGGTGCTGAGGGCTGCGGACGACGTGGGGCTGCACTGGGCGGTGGCGCTGGGCCTGGCCGACCAGGAGAGCAACTGCGAGAACGTCTACGGGCATGATGTCGGCGGGGCGTGCTCCGGATGGGGCGAGGTGACGAGGGAGAACTTCCTGAACCACTTCCTGCCGGCGGTCCTGGACTGGGAGACCAGCAACGGCGTGGGCCCGACGCAGGTCACCTACAACGGGTACTTCATCAATGAGCCCGACAGGGCGTGGTGGGACCCGCACGAATCGAGCGTCGTGGGCCTGTCGATCCTGAGGGACTACCTTGGGGGCGACTACAGCGCCGACAGCATCCGGAGGGCCGGCAGCCGGTACAACTGCGGCAATGAGAGTGATCAGTACTGGGGCTATGGCGAGAGCCTGCTCCAGCACGTCAACAGCTGGTGGTACTCCGAGCGCCCCAGCGGTGGTTCGACAATGGACGAAGTGGAGAGGATCATCATGGCCAACGGCGATGACATCGTGAGCGCGATCAACGCGGTCCGCGGGGAGCTGCGGTACGGCAAGGCGAATGAGCGCCAGGCCGGGGACGTGATCTGGGGCGTGGAGCAGAACAGGCTGCTGCTGACTCAGGCCGTCGCGGCTCAGAAGGAGACCAACGGGCTCATCAAGGAGCTCGTCGAGGCGATCAAGAAGGGGAAGTGAGAATGCTCACCACGATTCAGAAGCCCGAGGTCCGCAAGGCCGCCTACGGCGTTGTCGCGGCGGTTATGACACTGCTCACCGTGCTGGGGATCGTCAGGGCGGATGACGCGGCGCAGTACCTGGACTCCATCACCCAGGTCGCCGGTGTCGCCCTACTGCTCATCGCCCGTTACTTCGTCCCCGCGCCCGAGGACAAGGCTCACGCGGTGACCCAGGACGGCGAGCTTGAGCGCCCGACCGTGATCGACCCGGTTCGATACGGCGCCGGGGACGGTCCCGAGAAGGCGTGATATACTAGGGCTCTTCCTTTCGGGAGTGTGTTGGGTCGGAGGAAGCCCCCGAGGTCGGTGAGGACTTCGGGGGCTTCTTCTTACGGTTTTTCAGCCGACAGCACCGGTGATGTACTCGTCTTGGGCCTTGATGATGGCGCAGAGGAGGATCAGATCCGCCCGAACGAGCTCAGGGTCGATTTCCCCCGTGCCGTACGCCCGTAGCGGTTCGTCACGCTGTCATCGTGTCGGGCCACTTTCTTGATCGCTTCCAGTTCTGGGAACTCATCGAGGTAGATCATCGGGCCGAGACCTTTCCGCGAATTTTGGCAGGGTTGTAGCCACCCCAGATGTTGCCGTGATCGTCCACTACGACAGGGGCGGAGGTGTAACCAGCCTGAACGGCCTTGTCGAGGATGTCCTGGCAGTCGGCGAGGGCCCGCTCGACGTAGGGGACACCCATCTTGTCGGCGTACATCTTAGTCATGCGGCACTGCTGGCAGTTGGGCTGGGTGTAGATCGTGAGCATGGGGTCTCCTTAGAAGGCCGCCCGGAAGACGGCGACAATTGCGATAGCGGTGAGGATAGCGAATGGCGCGGTGGAGATCAGGACGATCGCGGTCGCGAACCGGTCCTTGTCTTGGTGGGAGTACATCAGCCTTCCTCCGTGTCGATGGTGACGAGACGGACGTGCTTCGCGAGTGCATACTTATCGACGATGCAGTGCTCGAAGGCTGTGCCGGTGTCCACGAGAGCGATCACGTCCCCGTAATGAGCAACATCACCGCTCTCCAGGGGAAGCGAGCCGTCGGCGCGGACCGAGGAGCCCACGTAATCGGCGACAATCTCCTTGTGAGCACTGGTGTAGACGGCCGCAGCCAGCACATCCGGCCTCGTGTCGTCACAGGGCTCAACAGCGAAGATCGGGACAGTGACGCAACGGAACTTGTAGCCGGGGTTGCGGAGGACCTCGATGCGGGTGAGGGGCCCGTCGCTGAGGTAGGGCTTGATGAGCAGGCTGGCGACGTGCTCACCATCGACGGTGAGACGCTGCTCACTCACGACGTGGAGGGTGTTCGTGTAGATAATGAAGTCGCCGATCCACAGCTCGTCGGCGGTCTTGAGAACGGATTGCATATTGATTCCTCTCGGGTGCTTGGACGACTCCAGTATAGGTCCATCCGAGGGAGCGGGGCGATAGACTGCGAGTGAGTAATACCATCTTGACTTCAGGAGTCTGTGATGCTAGGCACTGAGCCGCCCCAGGCGCCCTATGCGAGGGTCGTGGGGCAGATTCTCACGCCGGACGACATGCGCCCGGCTGGCGACGTAACGGTCGTCTTCACGTACGGGCCCTATGTCGTCTCCTACGGCACGGCCTACATCGAACGCCGGGTCGAGGTGGGGGTGGATCCCTCCGGAGCGCTCTACGACCCGGCTACAGGCAAGAACTACGTCGATCTGATCGCTCCGGGAGCCGGGGTGACGCCCGCGGGGCAATGGTTGTGGCACATCGACGTCGTCGCGAGCGGGGACTACCTGCTCCAGGGCGACTTGGCTCTTCGACAGGGCACGGTGGTGGACGTCGCGGGCGTCCTAACGAATGGGGACGGCATGCTGGCCAACCCGTTCGCTCGTCAGAGGCCCGCTGCCGGGGGTGCGGGGGCCGCTGATCCGGCGCTGCCCGGCCCGACACCGCCCGCGGAGGGCCTGGAGGGGCTCACGGCGCGCGTGGAGAACCTCACACAGGCGCTCAACGGGCTGAGGACCGAGATCGCAGACAACAAGAGGGCGATCGATGAGCTGAAGGCGCAGCCTCCGGGCGGCGGAGACGGCAATGAGGTCGAGATGATCGACAACGGCGACGGAACAGTGACGTACAAGGACAAGTCTGTGCCGCAGGGCACGCCGGAGGGCTGAGAAATGGCTAAGCAGTTCGTGGGGAAGGCCACAAGTTACACGGTTGACGGCGCGGAGGCGCGCTTCATCGACAACGACGAGCAGACGCAGGCGCTCAACACGCTGCGGAATGAGGTGCCTGATCTTGCGGATGCAAGAATCGAGGCTCGCATCGAGGCGTACAAGCAGGAGGTCAACGCCAGGTTCGCCCTCAAGAGCGCGCTGGACGGCCTTCTGAAGGCCGCCGACGCCGCTGCCGCCTACGCCCCCAAGGCGGCGCTGGAAGGGCTCCTGAAAGCCTCTGACGCAGCCGCCACCTATGCGGCCAAGGGCGACCTGGCAGCGGCCAAGGAGGCGCTGGAGAAGGGCCTGAAGGACAACGCGGACGCCGATGCCCGACGTTGGAGCGTCATCAGTGCCAACAAGACGGATGTCGCTGACCTGAAGACCCGGGTGAAGGCCCTTGAGGACAAGCTCGCTGCCCCCGGCGGCCAAGGCGGAGGCGTGCAGGTGGGTGACACCGGCTGGAAGGACATCGAGACGGGTCAGGTCGGTGCGGGGCAGTACCAGTACCGTGTCGTCGGAGCCACGATGTTCCTCCGGAAGGCTGGTGATGAGTGGCGGGCGCTGCCGAAGCCGACGAAGACCGTGACGCACGTCGCAACGTTGCCGCAGACCTACGGGAAGCTGGAGCGGGCGAGCACTCTGGTTGTCAAGAAGGGCGATCCGGGGCAGGGCAAAGGCGATGAGTGGACCTCGGACGGCTCCATGGTCGAGATATGGCCGAACTGGACCATGAAGTACACCTGCATGGACCTCCAGGGCGTCTACGCCATGGACCTGCTCAAGACCACGGTCGAGAAACCGCTGCTCACCCCGGCTCAGCCCGGCGGCGGGATCACCGAGGAGATGCTCAACCAGAAGATCAACGATCTGAAGACCTCTCTTGAGATTCAGATCAAGGCGGTTCAGTCGGAGGTAGCTAACGTCAAGGCTCAGACCAGTAGTACGAACACCAAGGTCGAGGCTCTTGAGACCAAGGTCACTGCACTGGAGAACAAGCCAGGCGGTACGAGTACGCCGCTGCTCGTGCTCGGTCCGACAGAGGCCGTTCCGGCGGGCACCAAGCCCGGAACGGTCATCGTCCGGAGGAGCAACTGATGGCTCTGCCAACTTGGGTCAAGCAAGTCGAGGTGACCGGCGGCAATGCGAGGCAACCTGCCCCCGTGTCATTGCTCACCTCGGGTGAGAAGGGCGTTGCGCACGATGACTGGGTAGTCATCATCCAGGGCGGCCAGTTCGGCAGCCAGGGCGTCCCCGCGTTCATCACCGCACCGAACTCGGGCTGGCACGGCAATCAGGCCACAGGCGTGGCCAGCCGCAGTTTGGGCGTGTGGGCGAAGAAGGTAGATGATGTCGAGGAGTTCTCACAGCCTCTCGCCATCGGAGACCCCCGTGCGTCATACACCGGTCGTCAGCTCGCCACCGTTCTGGTGCTCGACGGCAAGACGGTGAAGACCTTCAACCTCTCCGACGGCGTGACGATCAACACGCTGAACAGCAACCAGATCAGGACGGCGGTCGCCAAGCAGAACAAGCCACATCTCCTGGTGAGCCTCCAGCACTATACGAGTGGGGACCACGCCAGGCAGTTCGAGGGCGCCATTCAGACGATCGACGACGGGCAGAAGACGGTGCAGCCCGCTCCGAACTCGTCGAGCTCGATTCTGGTGGGGTGGGCCGACAAGGACTACGCCTTCACCGAAGCCTCGATCCAGACCTGCGTGGCTGTCTGGCCGTTCACGGCTGAGGGGCTGGATCCCACTCCTCCGACCGCGGAGAAGCACGAGAACTGGTACGTCATCGGCGAGGACGACACGCACCGGGACCAGTACGCGGCTCTGACGGTGATCGGCGATGACGGCCTGGAGAAGGGGACCATGTCGATGGCGGCGATGCCAAGGGGTCTTGCGACCTGGCAGGAGCTCATCGACAGGGACCGGACCGCTCAGAACGGCCAGGGCGACAACGCGGACGGGTTCTTCGTTGCTCACAGGGGCGGCAGCAGGTCGTGGGTGGAGCACACCGAGAACGCCTACACGCAGTCCGTGTCGTTCGGTGTGGACGCTCTGGAGTTCTCCTGCAACGAGTCGAAGGATGGGGTGTGGTTCGGTCTGCACAACAGAACCTTCGAGTCGCTGGGCGGTCCTGCGACCGATCCGCACACCATGACGTGGGAGGAGATCAAGGCCGCTGTTCCGGCGGACAAAGTTCCTGCGCGTCTGGACTGGCTGCTCGACAGGTACGGGCAGACCCACTGCCTCGTCATCGACCCGAAGTACCGAGCAGGCGAGTGGAAGCGGCTCTTGAAGTACATCACCAACAGGAATGTGACACCTGCGCAGATCGTCATCAAGTACTACGGCGACTCGAACTGGTTGTTCGAGCAGGCGAAGGCCGAGGGTTGCGGAGCCTGGGGCTACGCGTATTCCGCCGATACCACGAAGCCCTGGTATGACACTTTCAAGAGTTCGACAGGGCCGTTGGACTTCCTGTCGATGCAGTGGGATGCTCCTACGAACGTGGTGAACGACCTGCGGGCCTCGAACAAGCCCATGGTCGCTCACATCCTCGACGACCAGACCCAGTACGTCAGAGCGGCCCAGAAGGGCATGCGCTCGGCGATCGTAGCCGGTGTCAAGGGCGTTCTCCAGCGTCAGTGCTGATCACCAGAGACTGACGACGAGTTCTTTCTTAGCGGGGTTCTCGGGTCGGGGCTGCGTGTCCCAGGTCCGGGAGCCCCAATAAGTTTCGCCGTACTCGTAAAGGTCTTCGAGCATCGAGCCACTGACGTTGACTCGTCGGAAGCCGTCCTCCGGATTCACGATCGACACAGGCAGATCACCCTCATGCTGTCGGACCTCCTCGAGCTCGGCGATGACATCGGAGCAAGTCAGCGCGCGATCGGGCTCGGCTTTTGACTCTATCGAGTCCAGGCAGTACGAGCGGTCGCAATCCTCGTTGCAGGGCCCGACAGGGGCGGGGGAGGGCACGTCCTTCGTGGTGATGATCGGAGAGGCGTTCTCAGTCTTCTTGGCGGGCTTCTGGACCTCGACACGGGTGGGGTCCATCTGAAGCCGGGAAACGGCCTCAGCGAGCTTTCCGAGGGCCTTCTCGTAGGATGACAGGGCGAACTCCGTGAACGACAGGGGCTTGGTCTTGATGACGCGGGCCTTCCGGGCGCGCCTGACGACCTTGAAGGGGCTGACCCTCAGGTCCATCCTCTTACCGCCCGCGGTCCTGATGGCGGCGGTCTGGTCGAGGTTCATGTGGAAGAATGTGTGCTTGCGCCGGCCGAAGTAGAACTTGTCGCCTCTGCGGAGCTCGCAGATCATGACACGCTCGATCTCCTCGGTGAACTCCTCGTCATCATCATCGATGAACTCGACAACGTTGAGGTACGAGTCTTCCGACATGGCGATGATGAAGGGTTTGTAGGAGGGGGTCATGACCCAGAACTGGATGAGGTCGAGGCTCTCGCACGAGTACCGGGGGTCCGACAGGACCCGGCAGTCGCCGAGCCCCTTGATCTCGATGAAGTCCCGCTTCACGATGCCCCAGCAGTGGACGGGGCGGACCTTGCGTGCCATTTGTAGGTTCCTCTCGGTGTCGAAGTCTGGCGTCGGTCGGGTGATGGCGACATCCGGTTGACCGACAGGTGCAACCCTAGCACGGCTCTCCGACAGGGGCAACCCTCGGGGACGAGACACGCCGCACACGCGCTCCTACGCGTACGCGCATACGTGCGCGCGCAGGAAACCCCAAATTCGCTTTTATATACTCTGCATAAAAAAATATGAACTCCGTACAATAATCTGTGCCCACAACATAGAACTTTAGATAAAAAATTATACTAGTCTCTCTAAATATTATATACTAAATATATACTATATACATTATTATATTTTATATTACGAAGAGAGTTTGAGAGTAATGTAGGTACGTACCTACATTTGTTTCCCCAACCTCGACTTCTCCCTGTCGTTCCAACCAAAACCCCTTGTCGAGTTCTTCCACGGCCGACCGATCGGTTGAATACAATGGGCGCTACAAAAATGAGATTTCCGGGACTTGAGTCCTAAAATTTCAATCTTTGATCTTCGAACCTTGAAAATGAACAAAGGTAATTTTCTATATGTCAAGTTTTCTTGACATTTACATCATGTATTCAACCGAGCGGTCGGTATGCGCCATAAAGTGTGCGCAAGAGCACAGGAATCTCTCGGTCCTGTCCCCCTGTCGAGCCGCATGTGGTACAGTTCTATTCGCGACATCCGGGCAACCGGATCAGAACCATCACAACCTCGGAGAGGAACCGACATGCCATTCGTAGCCGGGAAGGATCAGCGGGCCGAGCGCGCGCGGTACAGGGAGGACGAGCTCGTTGTCGAACGGGCCAAGTACGCCGCGGAGCTCCTCAGGAAGCGCATCAGGCGCGAGGGGGTCATCCAGGCCCAGTACCCGCAGGTCTTCGGGTTCAAGGCCCAGCAGACGATCCACAACCACTTCCGCTCCGGGAAGGTCACGCTGATCGATCTCATCCGTATCGTCAGCACCCCAGGATTCGACATCAGCATTGATGACGTGCTCCGGACGGCCATCAGCATCATCCAGAGTCCCGCGGATGTCGAGCCCGATGAGGATGGGGAGCCCGTTCCCAGGCCGAGGAGGCGTCGGAAGCCGAAGAAGGACCAGGAAGCCAAGCTCACAACGGAGAAGGCCCCTTCGAGGCCAGCGCTGAAGGGTACCGAGATCGATGAGGAACTCTTCCTGTCGAAGGACTACAGTCGGTTTGCCGGCCTCTTCAAGCAGGCCTCCAGCGAGGAGAACGACTGATGGCGCGTAACCTGGAGGATGATCTGAACGAGAAGATCGACAGGGCCATCCTGGAGGAGGCACAGAAGCCTCGCAGGGAGCGCATGTCGAACGTTGCACTGGGCCGGGTGTTCGACGTCCACGAGACCACCATCAGGAGGCACAAGCAGGCGCTCCAGAAGGCGCTCAGGCTCCCTGTCGAGCAGGATAGGGATGAGTTCTTCGACATCCCGGTCAACGCCATCACGCAGCGCAGGCGGACCGTGAGGTTGGAGGACGGCTCCTACGAGCGAGTCACCTACAACCCGGCTGTTGCCGTTGCTGAGGACGTCCGGGAGGCCTCCTATGAGGAGCTGGAGAAGGTCTTCGACCGGGCTGTGCTCTCGGTAGCACCCAGGGTCGAGGCGGACCGGCCCAAGACGCTGGTCGTGTGCCTGTCGGACTTCCAGGTGGGCAAGACGGATAGTCTCGGCGGGACGCAGGAGACCGTGAATCGGGTCATGACCACCCTCAAGCGGATCACCGAGTGGATTCAGGCCGAAGGCTCGTACGAGGAGATCATCGTTGCTGATGTCGGGGACGTCTGCGAAGGCTTCTGGAACGTCACCTCGCAGCAGCAGACCAACGACCTGTCGCTCACGGATCAGATTCGCGTCGCCCAGCGCCTGATGGCCGAGTCGGTCGCCATGCTGGCCCCGCTGTGTACCCGGATGACCTACGTGTCGATTCCCTCGAACCATTGCGCTGTGCGAATGGGCAAGGGCAGCGACAACCGAGCCAACTCACCGGACGATGACTTCGGGCTCCTGATCGCGGACACCATTCAGGCGATCATGTCGGGCCGGGAGCCATTCAGCCACGTGAACTTCGCCAAGCCCCAGAAGTGGGAGGAGGCCGTCACGGTGGAGACCGCCGACGGGACCGCTGTGGGCTTCACTCACGGCCATCTGGCGGGCGCCCAGGCGAAGATACCCTCTTGGTTCAGGGACCTCGCCTTCGGGCACCGCAGCGGCCTCCACGAGGCCTCGATCCTGGTCCATGGACATTTCCACAACTTCGGTGTGTCGCTCGTGGGGGACAACAAGTTCATCATTGGCTGCCCGACCGCGGACAACGGCTCCTCGTGGTTCACGAACCGCACTGGGGACGCAACTGATCCGGCTCTGCTGACTTTCGAGGTTCAGGACAAGAAGGCCAAGAGGTGGGAGCTCTGGTACGAATGATCTTTGTTGTAGGTTTCCTCATGATCATGGCGTTCGTCATGATCGCGGACGAGTACGAGGATGATCAGTGATGTTGTGGACTCTCTCAGTTCTCGCGGCGTGCGTCCTGTCGGGTGGCCTCGGGTACTTCGTCGGGTCGGAGGTGAAGGGGATGCGTGATGAGGCCATCTTCGCAGCGTTCCTCAAGGAGGTCTCCGATGAGTCCGAGCAGATGAAACTGCTCCTGGATTTGGACGACTGATGAAGGGTCGTTCGGTTCCGGCCCTCAGCGCCCTGTCGTACGCTTACGGCAGAGGGCTGGGGGCCGAGTCGGTCGAGGAGCTTCTGGGCTTCTGGGCCTGTTATGTTTTCGGTTCCCAGTGGCGAGTGATAGGAATTCTCAATGAAAAGAACCGCAGAAGAGCAGAAGGCCATTGATCTTCAGAGGAAGAGTCTGGTCATCCGGGCCCTCCTGAGGGGTAAGCCGCGCAGTGAGGTGGCGGAGAGGTTCCAGCTCTCCGAGGCCGAGGTCTTCCGTATTGAGGAGGATTACTACTCCAGTCAAGAGTCGCTCTCCGAGCATGCCCAGCTCATGAAGCAACTCACTCGTCTTGAGAAGCTCTTGGATGCGCTCTGGGACTCCGTCGTTGAGAACCCCCTGGCAACCAACCCAGATAACGTCAAGACGACTCTGGCGACCATCGAGGCGGTCAGCGATCTGGCCGGACTGAAGAAGACGAAGGTTGAGGCGGAGATCAAGCTTATTCAGCAGCAGCAGATTCCGATCATCGTTGCCTTTGTCGAGTCCGTCCAGAACAATATGGAGCAGCATTTGTTTCCCCTTCTTACAAAACGGGGGCAGAAGCAGCTCGAAGCGCGTCGGGAGGAGTGGCTCGCAGATGCCACCTCCAGCTCGGCAAGCATCTTGGAGGAACCCAAAGCCGATATGACCATCTGAGTGTGAGCAACAGCATAGTCTGAAAGGTCAACAGGCTTCTGAGGTGTGCTACTATTATCTATGCAGGCAGGGGGTTGCGACCCGCTTCGGCGGCCCCTGGAGCGTTTAGCCTTTCGGCTCTCGCCCATCTGGTGTTTTCGGTTCCGCCAGATGGGCGATCCTGTTTTTATAGACTTGTCTCGAAGGAGGACCGATGGCGGAGAAGATAGATTTCCGAGCTGTTGCAGATCAGTTCGGTACGCGCTCTCATGAGCGGGCAATGCGGGAGGATCCTGTTCTCTGGGCGCAGGACCGGCTCGGGGACCATTTGTGGTCGAAGCAGCGTGAGGTTCTTCACTCTTTGCAGACTAATAAGCGAACCCTTGTCGCTTCCTGTCACGCCTCGGGTAAGACTTTCCTCGCCTCTCGGGCTATTGGGTGGTGGCTTGACACTCATCCGCATGACCCCACTGAGACCCGTGTGATCACCACAGCGCCCTCATGGAACCAGGTGAAGAACGTCATGTGGTCCTATGTCGAGGACCTCCAGTCCAAGGCGAACATGCCGGGGCGTATCACCGGTAAAGCTGAGTGGACCTTCCCCGGGTTCAAGACGGCTACCGCGTTCGGCCGTAAGCCCGCCGATTACGATGAGTCCACATTCCAGGGTTTCCACTCCACTTACGTCCTCGCCGTTGTCGATGAGGCCGGTGGTGTGGCGGAGAACATCTTCACCTCTGTCGAGACCATCACCACGAACAAGCACGCACGCATCCTCGCTATCGCGAACCCGGACGACCCGAACTCGTACATGGCGAAGATTTGGCGCGACGAGTCAAAACTGCCGCCCTCCGAGCGGAAGTGGAACCTCATCACCGTTTCGGCCTTCGACACGCCGAATTTTACCGGGGAGGAGGTGCCCGAGAAGGCTCAGGATAACCTGCTCCAGAAGGAGTGGGTCGACGATGCTGAGCGCCGATGGGGCAAGGATGATCCTCGGTACGTGTCGAAGGTCCTCGCCAGGTTCCCCGACATCGGTGACGACGGGCTGTTCAACCTCGGTCGGGTTCTCCAGTCCATGAACGAGTGGGCTGACGACGAGTGGAACACGACCGCTCCGATCCACATTGGAGTTGACGTTGGTCTGTCCACCACCGGAGACTTCAGTGTGATATCCACCTGCCAGGACGGCCATGTCGAGGTCGTCGAGCGGGTGAAGGGCTATGACGGGAACAGGCTCTCCCGTCTCATTGGGCAGCACGCGAAGCGTCTGAGGGCTGAGGGGCTCGACGTGGACATTCGCATTGACGCTGTGGGTGTCGGGCGAGGTGTTCAGGTTGTCATCGACAACCATGTTCCCGAGGAGATTCCGATCTACTGGATCGTCGGCAACGCGGCCTCGCCGGACAACTTGAAGTGGTACAACTTCCGCGCAGCGATGTACGACTCCGTCGCCCAGGCGATCAATCTCGGAACCTTGTCGATTCCGCCCGATGAGGCCGCGGGTGAGAAGACCGAGGGGCTCTTCGACGAGTTCCGCTCGATCCTCTACGAGTATCGAGGCACCAAGCTCCTGATTCGCGGGAAGGACGAGTTGAAGAGGAAGGGCGAGCCGTCGCCCGACGTTCTGGATTCGATCTGCTATGCAGCGATACCGAGCAATCTGCTGACTGATGGGGCCGACTCTCTCATCGAGGCTGATACTCTAATGGAGAGTACGGATTCCGAGTACTCACCTATAGACGAGTGGGGTAACGAGGAGTGGACCTTCGCCCCAGCCTGAGGAGTTGAACTGTGAAATTTGGCACATTTCAGATTGGCGGGTCCACCCAGCGCGTCCAGGCCCGGCTGACCGAGGCATCCAAGGCGTACGCCGCGGTCACCCGCGGGGCCGTTGCATCTCTCAACCGGGAGGACGTCGGTTGGTCCCGCTGGGGCGATGAGGACGCCACCTCCGATGTGGTATCTCTCACAGTCATCAAGGAGCACTCGTTGAGGGCCCGCAGGCTCGCTGCCTACAACCCGCTTGTCAAGCGTGGCATTGGCATTCGTAATGCCTACATGTGGAGTGAGATTCCTCGCATTTCTGGGATCAAGACTCCTGAGACCGCGGCGCTCTACGACACCGTCCTCTCCCGCACGGCTCGTGCCCGGGATGAGGCGGCCTTCTGCACCGACGGCATCGTGCTCTACACCGTTCGTCGGACCGACAAGCGAGTGGCTCCAGTACCTCTGTCGCGTATCCGCGGCATCGCTCGAGCCCTGGACGCCACCGATGAGGCTGACATCTTCGCCTTCCTGATCGACCCCGTGCCCGTGTCGGACACCCTCTCCGCGGAGGAACAGGATCGACGCAAGCCCGAGTGGCACGTCGTCAATGGTAAGGACTGGGCCCCGGTCAAGGATGAGAAGGGCTACAGGACCGTCCACGAGGACCGCGTCGTCTACGAGATGGTCAACCGTCAGATCGGTGAGCAGTGGGGCAAGCCCGAACTCATGGGTGCCGTGTACTGGGCACAGGCCTACAAGGAGTTCCTTGAGGCCAGCCACGTCATGACCAAGGCTCTCGCAAGAATTGCGTTCAAAGTCACATCTGCCACGGCCAAGCAGCAGCAGGCCGTCATACAGCAGATGTCGAACGCCCAGGGCATCGGTGGTCTCGCTTCGCTCGGGGCGGGTCAGGAGTTCACTGCTGTTTCTAAGGCTGGGGCGGGAATCGACTTCGGGGCCGGCACTCCGCTCGCCTCCATGGTCGCCAGCGCGCTCGACGTCCCCCTGTCGGTTCTCCTCACGGACGGCTCGGCCGGTGGACGACAGGGTGCTGAGACTGCTCTGGAGGACCCCACCTTCAAAGCTTTCGAGTTCCGCAGGCAGATTCACAAGAGCCTCATCCAGAAGATCTTCCTCGCCCTCGGCCGGAAGGTAGAGGTCGAACTCGCACCCCTGTCGAACGAGCTCATTCAGCGCTGGGGTCAGGTCGTCACCCTCGGTCTCCAGAATGGAATCCTCCACAAGACCGAGGCGCGTAGCCTCTTCCTCGACAGGCTCCAACCGATCAATGCTCGACCGATCAACGACCTGCCCGTGTCGGAGGAGATTCTCGCTGCGAAGAGCCTGGCCGACCCCAACGCCGTGCAGGACAGCGTCGCCAAGAAGAGCAACTCTCGTACCGGTGTGGGCGCCTTGTCGGACGGTACGAACGCCAACCGTGACGAGGCCGGCGGCGAGACTCTCGCCTGAATGAAAAGGAGTTCCCGAAATGCGCACGGAGTACAGGTCCGCTTTCCACGGAGGGGTGACCGCTCTTCTGGAGGCGGCCACTCCGGACGTGCCGTCTGGTGAGAAGCCCGGTCGGTATCGTATTCGAATCATCTGCCCGGGGCAGGGCTCCAGCGGCACCTACTCGGAGGCCAATCTCGCTGCCTCTGTCGGGCACTTCCCCGCTGGGACGCAGATGTTCATGGATCACCCGTCGAAGGACGAGGACGTGAACCGCCCCGAGCGATCCGTGAAGGACCTCGCGGGGCGGCTAGTGACCGACGCCGTTGTCGGTCTCGATGGAGCACTATACGCGGAGTGCGAGGTGTATCCGTCCTTCAACGACATCATTCGTGAGAAGTGGCAGGACATCGGAGTGTCGATCAATGCCTGGTCGGAGAACGGTCTGGACGCCGACGGCATTGTACCGGTATTCGATGGAGTCACTTCTGTAGACTTCGTAACGAAGGCGGGCGCAGGTGGCGCTTTGCTGGAGGTGCTGGAATCCCAGCGCGTCAGTTCCGATGAGGAGAACCATATGAACGAGGAGACGATCCGTCAGGCCATCGCCACTGCGGTGACCGAGGCTCTCGCCCCGCTTCTTGAGCTTCTCGCCAAGGACAATCTTCCGGGAGAGCAGCCGGTCGCCCCTGAGGCTCCCACCGGCGAGGCCCCGGGCGAGGACCCTGAGCGGAAGCCCGAGGAGCGCGCGGACAAGCCTGAGGCCCCCGAGCCGACCCCCGAGCGCAAGCCCGAGGCGCCCGGCGAGAAGACCGACGACAAGCCGCCCGCCGCTTCGGGTGAGAAGAAGCCCGATGACGATGAGGACGAGAAGAAGCGCAAGGTCCGCAAGGAGTCCGCTGCTGAGGCTTTCGTCATCGCCACCCGCCTGCTCGACTCGGGGCTGCCCTCTGTCGCCCAGAAGCGGGTCATCGAGGCCGTCGAGTCCGGCACTGAGCTGAAGGAGGCCATCTCGGCCGAGCAGCACTACCTGACTTCGGTCAAGGCATCCACGGCCGGGGAGATTCGTGAGTCGTCCTCCGAGCCTTACAAGATCAAGAACTTCAAGTGAGGTAAGGAGATCACTATGACTCAGGTAAACACCTTCGGGGCCAAGAAGATTTCTGACGTTCAGGTCTTCGAGTACTCCGACACCCTGTCTCTTCCTGTGGATCTGTCGAAGTTCGGCAAGAGCCACATCGGTGATGTCGTCCAGGTCGGTGGCCTGCTCGGCGTCCTCGTGACCGAGATCGCCCCGTCCGCGCAGGACCAGGCCAAGCTCGGCCAGGACCCGATGTGGAACCCGCTGACCAAGCCGACCTGGGGCAACAACGGCCCCGGCTACGCCTCGGTCCGCATCTCCGGCGGTGTCTTCAAGCTCCAGGTGACTCTGACGGGTGCCGGTGTCGAACCGGGCGCTCTGATCTACGCGAAGCCCGCGGCCAACGGCAAGATGGAGCTCACCAACGACAAGGCCGCCGGTACTGCCGGGCTTGTCGGGTACGCCTACTCCAAGGTTTCCAGTACGGGCGCCCAGACGGTTCCCGTCATCCTCGCTCGCTGAAAGGAATGATGGGACAAAATGTTCACGTCTTACACTGAGTTCGCTAAGACTCTTGAGTCCGCTATCGGCGGTGACCGGGCGGCCCAGGGCCAGCTGAAGAACGCGATCCTGGAGGCCGACTCTTCGCGCGATCGCGGTACCTTCCGTGAGGCTGTCACCTCGGACATGCTCGCCCCCTGGTTCACCCAGGCCGTGCAGCCCGCCTTCGAGGACGCCTACAAGGACCAGGAGGAGACCTGGAAGGAGTTCGCCAGCGAGGAGCTGCTGAACGACTTCCGTCCGGTTCAGCTCCTGTCGCTCGACCACGACATCGACGCCACCCTCCTGCGGGATAACGGCGGTTTCGTGGCCCCGGCCGGCACCCTGCCGAAGATTCCGGAGCTCACCCCGTACCCGACCTTCGGCTACAAGGCATCGGGCCGCTGGATCGACACCGCCAAGCACGGTGCTCGTCTCCAGTTCTCCTGGGAGGCCTTCATCAACGACGATTACGGCCTGATTGAGCGGTTCCCCTCGGACGCCGCTAAGCTGGCTGCTCGTACCGTTGACGCCGCCTGCTACGGCGCGCTGTTCTCCCTCGACCCGAGCGCCCCGGGCTTCAACTCCGGTGTGATCTCCGACTCGCTCGGCACCATCCTGAAGGCCCGTGCGGCTGACGGCGTTCTGATCAACAACAACGTTCCGAAGAACGCTCCTCTGTCGTACGATGCCATTAAGGCCGCCATGCAGCAGGTCGCTGAGACCAAGGTCGATGGCCGGTACGTTACTGTTCCGTCCTACGTCCTCCTGGTTCCTCCGGCTCTGGAGAACCTGGCCAACATGGTGGTCAACACCCGCACTGTCGAGCGCGTCGTCGCCGGGCAGAAGGCCGGTGACCAGATGAAGTTCATCGAGGAGAACGGCCTGACCGCCAAGGTCAAAGTTGTCGTCTCCGACCTGGTCGCCATCCTCGGTGGCGCTCAGCAGGGCGGCACCAACTGGGTCCTGGCTCCGGCTGGTGGTCGTACCTCCGCCAAGCGCACCATCGTCCGCACCGCGCTCCGTGGCTACGACAAGCCCGAGCTGCGCGTGAAGAACGCTGGTGGCCTGTACCTGGGCGGCGGTGAGGTTCCCTACACCGCTGGTTCGTTCGACAACGACGACGCTCAGGCCCGTGTCCGCCTCACCACCGGCGCCGGGGTCCTCAACGTCGAGGGGATCGTGGCCAGCACCGGTAAGGGCGCCTGATCCACGCGACATCCCTATCGCGGTCCCTCGGAACCCCGCTCCTGTCGAAGGGGCGGGGTTCCGCTGTAAACTACTGTAAAAGCGTTGACAGAAGGAGACACCATGGCGTCCCTGGACTACAGCCAGCCGGTCAATCAGGTGCGCCTGCTGATCCCCGACATTGTCAAGTTGGAGGACCCCAAGGACCTGCGGAAGCCGCCATCCTACATCTTCAGCGACATGGAGCTCTTCGGCTTTCTCGCTATCGAGGGCGGCAACGTCAAGAAGGCCGCCTCTCGTGCTCTCATGGCGATCGCCACCTCCGAGACGCTGATCCTCAAGGTCATCTCCACGGACAACAAATCCACCAATGGTGCGACACTGGGTGCTGAGCTCCGGGCGCAGGCCAAGAGATTGTGGGACGAGGCTAAGGAGGCCGAGGTCGCCGATCTCGGATTCGACTTCCTTCCCGGTGTCGTTCCTCCGGGAGAGGACTGGGCATGGCACTGAGTGTTCTGCACAACAAGGACCCCCGCTTCGATTCAGGAGCGTACTGGCCCCTGGGATTGTTCTGCAACTGCCTTGTGGTCGTCACGGAGCCCCCGGGCACGAAGAGCCACGAGTGGACAGAGGATGGCCCTGTCGATATTCCTCCGAAGGCGCTCTGGAAGGGCTACGCGGCGGTCAACCCGAACATCGCCTGGCGCGCCCGTGACCGCCGGTCGGCCTATGACGACACCGCGGTTCACGCCTACTACGTGCACCTGAACCACATCGACAAGAACCTGCTCGTCCCCAAGGAGAAGTGGGGCGACAGGTCGTTGCGGTTCGTGCCGGGCTACGGGCAGATCGTCAAGGTGCTGGAGAACAATTCTGACCCACAGAATGCGGGCCTGCGCCTTGTCGTGCGCAACGCTCCGTCTGACTCCGACTATTGGCAGCCCACCCTGTTGTGCGACATCGACGTGGATGACTCCAAGGGCGGGACGCACTGATGGACCTCGTCCGGGCCTCTTTGAGACGAAAATCACAGGACTTCAATCGGGTTACGAGTGGGCTCAACAGGTTCCAGGAGAAGGTCATCACCGACGCGTTCCGCGCCACTGAGGCCGCCGCGAAGGCCGGAGGTGAAGTCGTCATAAGAACGGTGGACACCTCAGGTGCGGGGATGCCCTATAAACACGATCCCACCACAGATGCTCGTGTGTGGACGGGGCACATGCGCTCGACAGCCGCCGATGGGCAGGGCTATCGAGTTAATGTGAGAAACATCTCGGGCGGGAAGTTCTCCGCTTCTGTCGGATTCACTGATGCCGACGAGAAGTACATCGGTTACCAGGAGGAGGGCACCGCGAAGCTCCGGGGGATGCTCGCTCTCCAGTCCGCGCGCACCGCTACCGATCAGGCGATGAAGGAGGCTGGATTCTGATGCTCGAACCTTTCGAGGGCGCCACTGTCGAGAAGTTCGATGAGGCTGCCATGAAGGAGCTGGAGACCCTCAAGGGCGTGAGGGTCTTCGATTCGCTCCGACCCGATGGCGATAATGACGGCAAGGACTACGTCGTCTACATGCCCGGAGACGTTACGCCCGGAGCCATGAGGAAGTACGGCTCGATCGTTGGTGTGACACAAGCCGCTGTGATTCACCAGTTCGGTGTGCTCATCTCGTCCGTGTCGCCCAAGGCCCGGAACCATCTGCTCGCCGCCGTTCGCAGGCGGCTGCTGGGCTTCCAGATTCCTGGCACGAGCGAGGCCTTCGAGACCGGGGCGCTCAACTCATACGGGAACACGGATAGTACCGTAAGGCCGGTTCGATACACTTCTTACGTCACCTTCCAGGTGACGGTGGACAGGAGTGTGTGATGCCAAAGTACGCGACCGTTGAAGGTGTGGTCTTCGAGTACACCGAGGATTACGCTAATGCGATTAACACCGATGGCCGCTTGACTCGTGTCCCCGACGACACCCCTGTGTCGCCCCGGGAATGCTGCGGGGGCACTGGTTGGATCGTCAACGGCGAGGTTGTTCATCTCGGCGATGGCGCCCCGCACAGCAATTATGTTCCTCGTCATAGGAAGGACGACTGATCATGGCACAGGCTGCCGTTAAGAAGATGATGCCCCCGGGGACCACGATCTGGTGGGTCCCGATCGCGGACGCTCCGACGGTCAAGGATGTCGTCAAGGCCGCGCTCTACAACTCCACCCCGGCCGGTGGTGGTGGTGGTGGTACCCCGACTCCGGCTAAGGCCAAGGACATCTCCTGCGCTGTCGTCTCGGGCTTCACCCTGAACCCGACCGACTCGGAGACGGACGACACCACGACCATCTGCGACTCCGCTGCGTCCAACACCCCGACCCGTGACGCCTACGAGGCCTCTCTCACCTTCCTGCGCGAGGCCCTCGACGAGGCTTCCGGCAAGGGCAATCCGGACTCCCCCGCCTCTGTCGCGTTCGAGCTGTTCAAGAAGGGTGGTGTCTCCGCCAACGTCACCGGCTGGCTGGTGAAGCGCATCGGCTACAAGAACACCACGCCCGCCAAGGCCGGTCAGCTCGTTTCCGCGTTCCTCGTCATGCCCGACAACCCGCGTGACGAGGTCGGTGAAGGCAAGCAGCCCATTCAGATGACCGTTCCCTTCCTTCCTCAGGGCACTATGGTCATCAACGAGCCCCTCGTCTGATATCGTCGGGTTCAACCTTCCTGGGTCAAAAGCCCCGCTCTCACAAGGAGCGGGGCTTTTGGTATGCTTACCCAGACCGATTGACGAATCGAAAGATTGGATGATTGATGTCTGACGACAAGCTGACTTCTGCTGAGACCGAGGACGAGCTCCTCGACCTCGACGGGCTTCTCGACAACGTGAAGCAGACCCAGCGGGAGGTTACCGTCTACCCGGACGCTACCCTCGCCCAGCGAGCCATGGAGCTCCAGGAGCAGATTCTTGAGGAGCGCCAATCTACTGAGAAGCCGGTGCGCGCGCTCAACGAGAAGACTCCGGAGGCCGAGCTCGCTGAAGTTCTGAAGAAGATGGAGAAGACTGCCATCGTCTTCACCCTCCGCGCCCTGGCCTCTGCTGAGATCTCGGCCATCCGCAACCACATCGTGGCGACCGTTCCGATCAAGAAGAATGCCACCGCGGACGAGACCAACGAGCTCCGCGAGACTCGGCAGCAGATCGCCTATGAGCACTACCTGTCGCACTCCGTGATCGGCATCAAGTCGGGAGGCAAGTCCAAGAAGGGCCTGACTTCCCGCGAGGCCGCCAAGATGCGTCAGCGTCTCCCCGAGGCCGAATGGGTCAAACTCATCGAAGGCTTCGACAAGACGCAGGTCGCCACTGCGGCTCTGGAGCAGGTGATGGCCGACCCCACGTTTCGTTGGGCCATCACTGACGAGGAAGAGTAACCAGAAGTTCGTCATCGCCCTGAAGACCGCTTGGCACTCGCATCTTCCGCCGACGTTGTACCTTCCCTCTGTCGGCAGGTACAGCAGGTCCGTTCCGGTGTGGGATGAGATCGACAATGACTGGAGGCGCGAGCCACTGCCACAGGACTTCAGGAATGAGCTCGACGTTCGCCTGGAGATGGCCTGGCAGTACTACACCGACTCCTGCTGCCCCAAGTGCGGGACCCCGGTCTGGTACGGACGGACCACCGACAACAGGGTTCAGTTCGATATCCAGGACACCATCTGCTACGGATGCGAGACCCTGGAGAAGGATGAGGCCGACAGGGAGCGCCGCAAGGAACGGAAGCAGCCCGGTGTGACTAAGATCGCCGTTCCTGTCGGAGTTTCCTACGACGAGACCGGCGAGTTCGAGCCGTTGCCGACTCCTTGGGAGGCCATGGCCTCCGTCCCGACCTGACGCGGGGCTATGAAACCCGGATTGATATTCTTGGTGGTATCAATCCGGGTTTTCTATTAAGGGGACGACAGTGGCCGACCAGTCGAAGCTCTCGTACGAGGTTGAACTCGACGCCTCCGGTTTCATCCAGGGCTCCTCTAAAATCCAGTCCTCCGCAGCCCAGGCTGTCAATGCGGTTGGTGCGATGGGCGCCGCCATGAAGTCGCTCACACAGGCGAGCCGTGGCGGTTCCTGGATGGACAAGAACATCATGTCTTCGTCCGACGCGAAGGCGATGTCCACCAACATCCAGGTCTACCAGCAGGCCGCCAAGCTCACCAAGGACCTGACCGCTGCCTCGCAGGCCCTTGGGCGGACCGACGTCTCCTCAACCATCAAGGCCACCACGAGCGCCATCGAGGGCATGTCGCAGGCCCTCAACAACGCCACCATCGCAGACAGTAAGCAGGTCTCCGCTCTGAAGGAGCAGGTGGCTCTCTACGAGCGCATGGCCCGTGTCGCCAAACAGCTCGGCACCGACATGAGCAGCATGTCGAGGAACTCCGGCATCGACAGCAACTTGGGTGGGCGCTCCAAGACGGAGATCGAGGCTCAGCGTCAGCTCAACGAGGTACGCAAGCAAGCTCGCGAGGCCGCTCTTGAGCAGGCTGTCACCGAGCAGAAGGCTACCGCCGCTACGACCGCAGGCGCCTCCGAGCGTGTCGCCGCGCTTCAGCGCGTCATCGCTGCTGAGCAGCAACTTGCTGAAGTCACCGACAAGGCCTACGCAGCGCAGTACCGCAAGGCTGCGAACCAGTCCGCGATCCAGACCAATCAGGCCGCTGTGGACACCGGTCGTGCCGCTGCGAAGCTTGAGGCCGCTGCCGAGCAGGACAGGGCCGCCGCTCTCCGTGCCTCTGTCGCTGCCGCTCATGAGGCCGTCCAGGCGAACACCGCCCACATCCACTCGCTGGAGAACATGCGGTTCGCCTCGCAAGAGGTCCGCAACAACCTGACTGTGCTGGCCGCTGGCGTGACGGCTCTCGCCACCTCTGTCGTCAAGGCCGCGGCTGATCAGGACCGCGCCTTCGCAGACATCGCTCGTACGACCCAGTTGGATCAGACCAGCGGAGCACTCCAGGCCCTCCGCGACCAGTACAGGCAGATGTCCACCGACATCTCCAAGTCATTCTCCGAGCTCTCGCAGATCGGAACGCTCGGCGCGCAGATGAACATCCCCGCGGAGAAGCTCGGGGACTTCACCCGCGCTGTCGCAGAGTTCTCCATGGTGACCGGTACCACGACCGAGAAGGCCTCTGAGGACTTCGGACGACTGATCAACACCTTCAGCCAGGCCGGGATGGCATTGAACGGGGGTGACAAGGCCTACGAGCAGATGGCTTCGCAGGTCGCAGAGCTCGGTGCGAAGGCGGTCGCCACCGAGGACGAGATCCTCACGATGGCGAACAGCATCTCGACCACTACCGTGTCGGCTGGCATCGGGCAGGACGCTACCCTCGCCTATGCCACGGCCCTGACCTCCGTCGGGGTGAAGGCCGAGTGGGCTCGTGGTTCGCTACAGCGCATCTTCGGGAACTTCAACAAGGCCGCCGCCCAGGGCGCCGAGGGCATGGCGGACTTCGCTCAGCAGATGCACATCTCCAACGAGGAGGCCCTGGAGCTCTGGAAGAACGACCCCTCGAAGTTCTTCAACCAGCTCATCGAGTCCATCTCCAAGGCCGGGAACGGCGTGGAGATGACCCAGATGCTCTCTGACATCGGACTGAAATCCACCCGTGACATCGAGCTTGTGAAGCGTCTCGCGGTGAACTTCGACCTGCTCAAGGAGACCATGGACAACTCCGCTGAGGCTGGGTCGAACACCGGCTTCCTGGAGCAGTCCATGGAAAAGTTGAACGCCACCATGACCGAGACCATCGCGCAGACCAAGAACGCGCTGGAGAACATGATGGCCTCCTTCGGCGAGCCCTTCCTGGCCCCACTGAAGCTGATCCTAGACGGTGTCCAGGCGCTCGCCAACGCCCTGTCGAGCCTGGGGGAGACCCCGGTAGGCCGGGTCATCGCGGCATTCGCCGGTGGTGTGACGATCTTCATTGCCCTCCAGACCGGTGCCAAGCTCCTCCAGGCGGGCGTCCTGTCGGTTGCCTCCTCGATGATGCAGGTTCGCAAGAACATGGTCGAGGCGGGCCTTTCGGGGCAGTTGTCCTGGAGTAACATTGCCAAAGCCATTCAGCAGGCCAACGCGGCCCTGTCCGAGCAGCCCGCTCTGTATGCCCGTGTGAAGGCCGCTCAGGCGGAGGTCGCCCAGCAGCGCCTCACCGGAAGCACCGCGGGTACCTCGGCCATGTCGGCTGGTGCTACGGCCTCTGAGGCTGCGGCCCACAACGCAGCCACGACAGCCATTAAGGCCGAGACCGCTGCCCAGGAGGGCCTAGGTGCAGCGCGCAGTATGGCCTCTTCTGCGGCCTCCGCGTCCACCGCTGCTACCCGGACCTTGGGCGCGGGTATTTCGGCCGTCTCCGGGGCTATGGCGGCCGCTGGGACCGCGGTGAAGGGTTTCTTCGCCTCTCTTGGTCCGGCGGGTTGGGCTTCTCTCGCTCTATCGGCTCTGCCCGCGATCGCGGAGGGTTACAACCAGATCGCCAATGCCGAGGAGATCGCTGCTGAGAAGGCTCAGAAGGCCGGGGCGGAGACTCTCTCGGCTCTAGGGGGCGCGGCTGAGGTTCAGAAAGCAGTTCTCACTGATACCCAAGAAATCGCCAATGGTTCGCAGCGCAGCCTCGGGGATCTGATGATCTCTGCGGATGGTGCGGGATCCTCCTACAAGAGCGCCGCGGAGAAGTCCTACTACTTCGTGAACGCCCAGGGCGAGATCGTCCGAGCCACGCGTGAGGTCGCTCAGCAGATGGGCTACACCACGCTTCAGATCGGCAAGAACACTGCGGAGCTCATCCGCAACGCGATCGCCGGGTCTGAAGGCTTCAAGAAACTTACAGGGGAGCAGCTGAACGCCCTGAAGAATGTCGGCTTCGACTGGGGCGAGTATGCCAGGAAGGCTGCGACGGAGGGCCAGGAGTCAGCGAACGCTTATGTTCAGGGCTTCATCGATCAGCTCAACAAGAAGAAGTCCGAACTGTCGGGCTCCAATGCGCCCACCCTCATGGACCCGAATTCGCAGGCGGTCAAGGGCAAGCACATTGACACCATTAACAACGAGACCGACGCGATCAACAATCAGATCAATGCCCTGAAAGGTCTTCAGGACGCCAACGGCAACGTTGGTGCTGCGGTTCAGCAAGCTATTGGCTCGCACGATGCCCAGCAGCAGATTCTCAAGGGGCTCGGCCTGTCGGCAGACGAGGCCAATGGTGCCCTTGAGGGGATGAACGGCACTGCGGATAGTAACGCTAGTGCTGCCGACAAGGCCTCGGAGGCCTGGGACAAGTGGAAGTCCGCTGTGGACTCGGCGATCGACAGGGCCTTTGGGTTCGAGAATGCCGAGGCCGCCATGTTCGACGCCCTGGACAAGTTCAACCAGGGCCTTCAGGACAACGGCAATGTGATCAACACCACGACTGAGGGTGGTAGGCAGAACCTCCAGAACCTTCAGACCTACTTGAAGGCTGTGGCGGAGAACGCCATGCAGGTCGCCCAGAACCTGGGTCTGACTGGTGCGGAGGCCCAGAAGTACGTTCAAGAGTACGTGCAGGCCGCTATCGACCAGCTCGGCCAGCAGGGCATCGACACTTCGCAGGTCCAGCAGGCCATGAACAACGTCGGGGCCATGCTCGGTCAGACGATGCCCGGCCCTCAGGTGGACAACACCCCGACACAGCAGGGTGTTGACCAGGCTCAGCAGATTGCCCAACAGGGCGTTGGGGCTGTTGCTGGTACGACGGGGCAGACGGTTCCTGGTATCGAGATCGACCCCTCGGCCACACTGTCGAGTGTGCAGGAGCAGCTCGGTATCAGCGAGCAGGGGATGTCGGACATCTACAACGTCTTCAATCAGACGATCCCCGGCGCGAACATCGACGGTTCAACAACGTTCTCCGACCTTCAGAAGATGCTGAGTGCCTCCGACCAGGACATGGGCGTTCTCTGGCAGATCATCTCCAAGAACATCAACGGTCCCGGGGTTAACTACAACGGGCTTAAGATCGACCTGAAGAATATGAAGGTCGAGACCGACTCCGTTGTCGGACAGATCATTCAGCGCCTGTCGCTCGCCAAGGCGATGCTCGCGGGCGCCAAGACCGGGGCGGCTGTCGGACAGATCGGCGGCCAGCTCACCAAGAAGGGTAAGGGTCGTGGGCGAGGAGCTGGGAGCGCCGCTGCTGCCTTCCAGTCTGCCATGGGTCGCTACCAGCCGACGCCTCGCAAGTCCCGCGGAGGCGGTGGCGGCGGAGGTGGTGGCGGTGGTCATACGCCCCGCCAGCACACGCCTCGTAGGTCCTCCACACCTAGGTCCCATACGCCCAGGTCTCACACGCCTAGGTCCTCCTCGCCCTCCGGCGGTTCTTCTAAGGCGAAGCAGAAGGAGAAGTCGCCCGCCGAGCTCTTCAAGGACTTCCTGTCGCGTCTCTCCACCGCGATGAAGGAGAGTATGGAGAAGTGGTGGAAGTCCCGCTCTGCGAAGGACAACTACCATTCGCTGCTCAACACGATGAGGAAGAAGATCGAGGACGCCCGTAAGACTATTGCGGACGCCAAGAAGTCGATCGAGGACCTCAACACAACCTTGTCGGAGCAGCAGCAGGAGCTCCGCGACGCCAAATACTTCAACGAGATTGCGAAGAAGTACGGCGACAAGGAGCGCATTCAGTCCACTCAGACTGACATCGACAAAGCGAACAAGAACATCAACGACACCAAGTCTCAGATCGCCGATAAGGAGAAGGAGATCGCGGAGGCTCAGAAGGGCATGTTCGCTCTTCAGGGCTACACGCAGGCCGCCATCGAGAACAGGGCTGCATTGAAGCAGTTGCAGTCCGCCATGATGGAGATGATTGAGGCCTATGCCGCTACGGGCGCCTCGAACGAGCAGGTTGCAGCCTACGCGCGACAGCTCAAGGAGGAGTTCATCAACCAGGCGGTTCAGATGGGCTTCAACCGCGGCGAGGTCACTGAGCTGGCCGGTGGGTTCGACAGCCTGGCGTCCACGATCCAGAGCGTTCCCCGTTCTGTCGAGGAGAACGTCACCGACAACGGCACTGCCGCGGCGACTCAGCAGGCCATTGAGGATGTCGCCAACGGCGACTACGGTCCAGCGGAGATTCCGACTGAGCTCGACGAGCCTTCCGCGGCTGCTACTGGTGGAGCTCTTGATGATATGGCTGAGCCCCGCGAGGCGGAGTATCATCCTGACGTTGACCGCGACGCTCGTGGAATGGTTCTCAACCAGCTCGACCAGATCAAGAACGGCGAGAACGCCAATGCCGAGGGTCGGCCCACGATGTTCGTCCCCAAGGTTGACGAGCAGGGGGCTGCTCGACTCAACACGAGGATGAATGAGCTGGCCTATGACATCTATGTTAAGTACGTTCCGAAGGCTTCTCAGGAGGAGTACGACGCAACCAAGAACTACCTGGAGGAACTCGGTAAGGACGAGAACAAGCAGTACCTTCCCGAGCTGAACGCCGAGGCGTTCGGGCTCACCCAAGAGGAGTTGGACGCGATGGCTGAGCCTCGTGACGCCAACTACAACTCTGATGTTGATGATGCCACTTATGAAGCGGCTAAGGCGAAGCTCGACGAGAACGCCGACGACCGCCCAGCCATCTTCAACCCAGACGTCAACGAGGGTGACAACCAGCAGACTAAGGAGGAGCTCGACGAGACGGGAGAGCCCCGCGAGGCAGAGTACAAACCGGATGTCAACGAAGGGGACAAGAACAACACTGACAAGGAACTCGACGAGACCGCTGAGGATCGTGACGCGGAGTACGAGCCTAAGACGAACGACAGCAAGAAGCTCTCCGTCAACGAGGCTCTGAACAAGGTCGCCGAGAACAGGAAGGCCAACTTCGAAGCGAAGAAGGACGAAGGCTCCTACTGGGGAGTTATGAGTGCCTTCACTCAGTTGGCCACCACGCGTACGGTTCAATTCGTCGCACAGCAGGTCGGCTCGGCCTGGAACACGGTCAAGTCATGGTTCCACAACGGCGGTCAAATTCCGGCCTACGCCAACGGCGGTCCGATCCGGTCCCGTGTCGGAATCGCTCTGGGCGCCCCGATCGCCGGGTTCGCTGGGGGTGGTCCTGCGGGCGGGATGATTCCGGGCAATCCGGGTGGGAACTACCACACGGACAACCTGCTCGCGATGAACCCAACAGGATCCTTGTTCGCGGTCCGCAGTGGTGAGTACGTCATCAATAGGTCCGCAGTGGAGACCTACGGCTCTGGAATGTTCGACGCGATCAACGCCAGGCGCTACGCCCCGTCTGTGTCGTACTCCGGCGGGGGCATTCCGCGTGGTGGAGTGGACCTCTCCTCTCGAACTATCGCGGCGCTCGCCCGGTCCATGTCGAGCATGATCACACTCGATGGTCGCGTGATCTCCAACTCTGTCAACGGATACAATGCGGTTAACGGACAGAGGGGGTCGTACTGATGGCAGTCCTGGATAACCGATGCGTGCTTGGGGTCGGAGACAAGAATCTTGTTCTTCCGGCTCCGGCCAAGGACGCAGCTATTCAAGCAACACCTTGGGGACAGGTCACTCAGCTTGTCAACGGGGCGAACGGGATGACTCCGTCGCGGTTTGCCGCGAAGGCGTACAAGCTCGCCTGGAACGTGATGTCCCCAGTGGACTACGTGGCTCTCATGGACCTGATCTCGACCGCGGGCTCGAACCCTATTCGGTACGTGGACTGCCTGAATAGACCGGACCTCAACGTCCTGTCGCCTTTCCTTGGGAAGCCGTTCCTGCTGGTAGACACCTTATCGCCCATCGCCTTCGCGAAGGATGGCACGGTGCTTGCCCAGATGGATACAAGGTCTGGTGATGGGCCGGAATTCGCATTGCGGATGACAGGCAAGGCTACGACGGCCCCCGCCTTTTACACGGAGACCATATTGATCCCTCCGGGCTACACCTTCTACGTGCAGACTGTCGGGGATGATACGCAGAAGTTCGTGTTCAAGGATGGCTCCCCACTGGCTCCGTATGAGACGAAGATCGTGCCGAATGACACGGATCGGGTGCAACGTGCGACTATTACGATCAAGCCCGCGGAGGCCAACGGATCAGGTCTTCTGCACTGGATTCGCGGAGTTCTCGACGCGGGGTCCGGCTACTCTGACCTCGATCCGCACGCCCCTTGGTCGCTGTTCACCAATCCGGAGATGAGTCCCGGGGGTGTGCTGATCGGTGAGGACACGAGCGAACGTGCTCCTGTCGGCAATGCTCGGTTACTGAACGTCCGAGACCATTACATCCCCGAGGAATACTACTCGGCCCTGAAGGGCGGGGATCGGATCGACATCGAGGTGAAGGCCAAGGTCCTTAAGGGCTCGAAGGCCTTCAAGGGCGGCGTGAGATACCTCAAGGCAAACGGCACCTCAGGGCTTACCGATGCCGGTCTTCAGAAGCGTACTGAGCTCGGTGACGGCTGGGCTCAGTGGTCCGGTGGTTGGACGGTGCCCGCTGATGCCGTGAAGGCCGGGCCGTGGCTGCACATCGACCAGGATGCATGGACCCCGGACACTCAGATTCTCGTCTGCGACCTGCATGTGAAGAACACGTCCTACCAGCAGCGCCTCGGCGCGGGTCCGGACATCACGTCCTACGCACCGCCGATGGGGTTCACCACGATGATGGTTGATCCGGGCTCGATCCAGGTCGAGTCCAACAAGAGGTTCCACAAGGTTGAGTTCTCAGTGAAGGAGGTCTGGCCGTGGCTGTGAGGTTCACCGGGGTTGACAACTCCACGGTCTCCTCCTGGTCCGTCGCTGAAGATGCCACCTCACTCGACAGGGGCGCCTCGGACTCGGGAGTCCCCCAGTTGCAAGTGCAGGGCGTCGGTTACCAGCCGGGCCTCATGTCGATGCTTGGACAGAGCATGACTGTGATCTCGAACGAGTTCGGTTCGACCGAGTTCCGCATCACGGATATCGAGGGTACCGAGTCGGGTTGGACTCTCACCGGCGGCTCGCCCCTGTCGGCACTCGTCCAGGCGGGTACTATCCCCAGTATGACAGGTCAGCCGTTCGAAGCAATCATCGAGATGTTCTTCAATGCCGTCGGGATCAAACGCTCGCAGTACACGCTGGAGATCGACCAGGCGCTGTTGAAGAGGCGGTACGATATCCCTGCCCAACGTGTCGTCGTGTGGCAGGCGATGAAGCAGTGGCTCAGCGCCAACGAGATCGACATGTCGTGGGAGGTTGGCAGGCTCCGGTTTCAGCCGCTCCGCAACCGGATCATGTACGTCAACGATGTGACTTCGGGCTACAACCTCACGATGAGTTCTTCGCAGAAGGTGAAGAACATCGACGTGAATATCTATCACCGAATGGCGTTCCGACACGATGTGATCTGGCCCCCTAAGCCATTACTCTACCCGGATGCTAAGACGACGTTCGGGCAGACCGACACGCCCGTGATCACGGTGAACGCCGGCGAGCAAACAGTAACTACTCTTCAGCTCCCCTGCGAGGTGTCGTCTGTGCGACAGCCTCGCCAGGTCATGGCGATCCCCGTCGTCAACAAGGCCCCGCTGGTTGACAACCAGAACACTCCTAACGGCATCTACATGGTCGTGGGTAAGGACAACAAGGCGATCACCCCTGCTCAGTGGCAGGACATGGGCGGGGGCCTCGAGGTGCGCCTCAACAAAGACAAACGTTCTGTCGATGTCATCGTCACTGGTATGCTGTTCGAGGAGCTCAGCCCCTTCCGCATCTGCGAGTCCGATGGGAAGACCGACTACAACGGCTTGTTCCTGCTCGGGGAGAACGGCACTTACGTCGATATCGAGACCATCCCTTTCCACACCGGCACACCGGGGACGGATGAGGAGCAGACGATCGACAACCAGTGCATCACCACGCGCACCCAGGCCTACCACGCTGCTCAGTGGACCGCTGATCAGTACAGCGGGCACTCCTTGAACGCGACCTGGCAGGGTATCAATCCGCTTCGAGATACCGAGCCCAACGGAGAGCGTCAGGTTTTCGGGCGCCTTGCGGGGGTCAGGTACAAGCAA